TTACCCTGCCGTTTTCGGTCTGTTCCGAGCGGCAATCCGGGCTGCTGCCACGCCTCTCGTTTTCTCCAAGGTTTTGCGGCTGTAAAGGGCAGTGGTCGCGGCTTGGCTGTGATTTGCGTGATGCCGCATCGCCTCCAAATCCACGCCTGCGTCGGTGCCCTCCGTGACGCCCCCGGCCCGGCTGTCTCGGCTCCAGACCGTTTTTGGAACTCCGGCTTTGGTAGCGATGGCGCGCCACATCTGCATGAAGTTCCGGTAGCGATAGGGTAGTCCAGTTGTCTCGTTCACGATGATAGGGCCGACGCGCTTCTCTGCCGGCACGAGGGCGAGCACCTGGGCCACAAGCGGATAGGCATTCGTATCATGGACGGCTTGCTGGCCGGTCTTGGTGGTGCGCTTGCGTAGGATGCCGGTCGAATCGATCTCGCTCCAGAGAAGCCCGCCGGACCAACGTCGGCCGAGATGAACGATCCCTGCCTTGCTGCCGTCCTCCACGATCGTCCAGATTCCGATGACATCGATCTGGCGGAGCGTCAGTTCGAACTGGAGGGCCTGGGCGATGGCAATGCTCGGTCGCTTCATCTCGATAGCCCTGGCGATGATCGCGGCCGACTGTTCGAAGCTGAGGAAGGTCTCCCGCGCTGGCGGCGCTTCGAATCGCATAGCCTCAAGGACGGTCGCAAGCCGAACGCATTCGGCTAGGTTCTCCGTGACGCCAAACTTGATGCTGATACGCAGAAGCTGGATCGCCTTGAACGCACGGCGAACGCGCTCGGGGCCGGGCAGCTCTCCTTCCTTCTTCGGCGGGGCGGGCTCGCGCAGCTTTTTGTACCAGCGGCGGAAGTCCGATCCGCTAAGACGGGCGAGCTGCCGATCGCCAACGGTTCGCTCCAGAAGGTCGAGCGATTCGTCATACATCGCGCGCGAGTTCGGTTTCAGGTCGTGATACGGGCTGTCCTTGCTCTTGCGATAGAGCGTGGTCAAACCCTTTATCGTGCCATCAAAACGCTTGGGGCGCGGATTGGTCTGTTCGCTTAGCCATTCCAAGAACTCAGCCGAGTAGCGTCGGCATAGAGCCGCGATTTCCGTCTCGTCGGTTGAGTGGATGCGGATGGTCGGCGTTGGATAGCCCTCAGACCTCTTCGAGATCGCGCGGGCCACCCAATAAAGTGCATATCCATCCGCCCTTTTCCTGCGCTGCAGGCCGGGAGTTTCGGTCTTCACCAGTTTTCCTTTCCATCAGGGTTGAGAGGCATGGCCCCCTGGTCATCCTGACGGACCCCATGCCGCCGGTCGAGGTAGGAGCGGCAGGCAGGCCAATAGCGCTTGTCCTCGAACATCGGATCGGGACGGGGAAAGCCGTCTTTTTCAAGTGTGCGGGCGATGGCAGGAAATAGCTTTGTATTGACGCCGAGCCGAGACGCGATCTCCTTATCGTCGAGGAAGAGCTTGTCCTGAGCCCTCTCACTCATAGGGCATGCTCCGATTTTTCGAGATGCGATCAAGCCTTTCGATCTCGGCAAGGATCAACGCTCCAGCGGCGACGAGGCTGGCGCGGTCGTCCTGGTGCTTGAAGCTCTCGGGTTCGAACGGCCAAAGGGACATGGCACGGTCGAGATCGCCCACGCGGCGAAGCCCGGTGCAGACCGCATAGGCCGCGCCGGCACGGGCAAGCTCGCCGAGGCGGTGCGTGTCGTCGTGCTCGGGCGTATAGCCTTCGGCTTCGATCTGCCGGCGGCGCTCCGCGAGGACGTCGCGAGCGGCGCGCGTCAGGCTGGGGGTGTCGGCGAGCGGGCTCAAAACGGAAGCTCCTCGACGTAGCCGATCTTGGCGCTGGTGCGATCGAACTTGTCGCGAACGGCCTTCGGCAGGTCGACGCCGGCGGCTTGGGCCATCAGGTCGAGATAGATGAAGGCGTCGGCGAGCTCGTCGGAGAGATCCTGCCGCAGCTGCGCCTCGGTGCGATCGTTGCCCGGAATGCCGTCGCGCACGCGGTTGAGCTTCTTCACGACGTTCGCCGCCTCGCCGAGTTCGCCGAGGGTCGCGGTCATCCAGTCGGAGAGCGACCATGCGTCAAGCGGCTGGTTGAAGCCGTTCTTTGCCTCGCAGCGGGTCCGGTTCTCGCGGCTGAAGGACTCGAGGTGGAAACCGAGCGTGTGGAAGGCCGGACCGAACAGCGCGCTGCAGGTATCCGCCATCACCATGGCGGCCGCAGCGAGTTCGGCGGCGCTACGTGCGACGTGCTGTTTGGCGACGGGATCGATCGGCGCCCGTACGTCGGCCTCATCGACGGGATTTGCACATTGAAGGTTCTTGGCCTTCGCCGCTTTGTAGGCCGCAACCTGGGCGCTGTAGCAGGTCTCGGCCGCGCGTCGAAGATCGGCTGACTTCTGCATCATCGCGGGCGCGAAGTAGGAGGGAGCCGGCCCCTTCCATCCACCGCGCGGATACTGGGCACGCAGCGCGAGTTCCATGTGGACCGCGAAGGCAAGGACCTCCGCGCGGGGAAAGATATGCGTCATGGGGCGGTCCTTTCGGAGATCTCGCGACGGCCTTTGGCCGTGATCAGAAGGCGGGGATTGCGGCCTCGGTAGCTGACGCGGGCGAGGCCTTGATGGGTGAGGAGGGGTGCGTCGCGCAGGCCGACGCGCCCGGCCGTGCCGAACCATCCGTTCCGGGCGCGGGTGCAGCCGATCGGCATGGACGCCTCGATGACCGTCAGCTGCCGGCACATCGCGTCCGTGATGCCGGGCGGCAGGTCGAACAGCGTCGGCGCTGGCTCGCGGCGCATGGGGTCAGGCCTCGCGCTCGGGCAAGCCGAGGAAGTAGCCCTGCGTCCGCAGGTCCGCCTCGATCTCGCGCGCGGAGGTTTCGGCCTCGTCCATCGCGCCGGGCTCGTCAGCACGCGACTGGAGTGCGCGCAGGATCGGGCCGGTCGCATGGTCGAAGGCCGAGCCCTCGACGATCGCGAGATAGCCGGTGTCGATCAGGCGCCGCAGGAGGCAGTAGAGCGCCAGACCCTCGTCGGCGAGTTCCGCGCCTTCGTTCCGCCGGGGCGCGAAGACGGCGGTGTCCAGCCGCTCCAGGCGGCTTTGCGCCTTGCGAAACGTTTGGGCCCTGCAGAGCGCGACGGTTTCGAGCCGTGACTGGGTCAGAAGACGCAGCGTTTCCGCCGTCTCGGGTTCCTGAACATCGCGCGCGCCGATGGTGATGACGTGGCGCAACTGATCGATGAAGAGGAGCTGCTCGACGCGCTGCCGATCGGTGACGAAGGGCATCATGCGGCACCTGTCGGAAAGCCATCATGCGTTTGGCCATCCAAGTTGCGACCGGCGGCCTTCTTGCCGACGCGTTCCATGCGTGACCGGGCGCCAAACAGATCGATTTGGCGCGGATAGGCATCGACCTGATGCATGGTCGTTCTGTCGAAATCATAATCACCGAAGGCGAAACGACCGGGTTTGCCCGAGGGAATGAAACGGGCCGGTGGCGCCCATTCACCCCACTGCTTGAACAGGAATGCCACGCCTGCCTCGGCGCACTGATCGCGGAGTTCCCGCACCCATTGGATGCTCATCGGGCGCGCTCCGGAGCCGCTCTCGCCACCGGCGATGATCCAATCGAATGTCAGCGCCGATTTGCGGAGATCAAGCGGGCTCAGGAGTGGCTCGGCGCTGGCGAAAAGGACGGCTGGATAGAACCGCTCCGCGAACACGTCGCGAACTGCTCTGGAGCGGCGTTCCAATTCCTCTTGGTTCTCTGTCGAGATGCCAAGCCAGACAGACCGGCGAACATCGCCCCAGAAGGCGGGGAGCATCTTGGCAATGTTCTGGGGGCGCTTTGTGAGGAGCAGCCAATCGAGGTCCGGGCACTCGCGGATCAGCGCCCACAAGTCCTCGCGTGCGCCTTCCGGTGCCTGATTATCGAAGACGTCCGCCAGGGATGCGCAAAAGACGCGCTGGCGTCGGCCGTGCTCTTTTTGAAAGGCGTCGGCCTGCCGCTGCCAGCGACGCGGGAGCGCCCAATTGGCGGGCGAAGTCCGAATTCGGGCGCCATGAGGCCCCCATTCCACCCTTCCGTAGCGCTTATCCATGAGTGTTTCGGCGTAGCAATTGTCGCACGCCGACGAGATCTTGGTGCAGCCGATCCAAGGATTGAACGTGGAGTCGCACCATTCGATTGCGGATACCTCGGCCATCATCAGTGCCTTTCGGCCTGCGCCGGCGCGAAGCGCTGGGCGATGACGGATCTGCAATCGCCCGTATGGGCTTCCAATCCCTTGAGGGCGTCGGCTTCATCGCCCGACCAGTCTGCGATGGTGTTGGCCGATACGGTTCCCAGTGCGCCCATGACATCGACCGGATGCATGCCCCGAAGAGCTTCGAGGATTCGCTCGACGGCGCGGGTCTGCGCGCGTTTGTCGCCAGCCCATTCAGCCATCGTTCCGCACCTCTGCTTCGAGCGCCGAGAAGATGATCTGAACCATCGTCACACCCTCATCGGCATCAGGACGACGAGGCGGTGCTCGTCGTTGGGGTTTCGGATGACGGCCGGGGAGCCGGGCTCGCCCAGCGCGAACTCGACCCTGGCGAATGGGAAGGTGCCGAGAGCGTCGTTGACGTATTTGGCGTTGAAGCCGAGCTCGAGATCGAACGGCTGCGCCATCTCGACGGCGATCTCGTCCGTGCCGATCCCGGCGTCCGGGGACTGGACGGTCAGCGTCATGGTGCCATCCGCCAGGGTGAGCTTCACCGCGCGGCCGCGCTCGGAGGATACGGTGGCAACGCGATCGACCGCGCCCTGCATGGCTTCGGGGTCGACCATCATGCGGTTCGGGTTGCCGGTCGGAATGACGCGCTGATAGTCGGGAAAGGTGCCGTCGATCAGCTTCGACAAGAGGCGGAAGCCGGTGGCCGAGAACTCGATCTTGGACGTGTCGACGCGGATGGCGATGTCCTCGCCCTCCGGCGTCCAGTCCGTCATCTCCTTGAACAGGCGGACGGCCTTGGTCGGGACGATGACGCCGGGCATCTCGCCAATGCTGCCGATCGCCTCCTGCTCGAGCTTGGCGAGGCGATGCCCGTCCGTCGCCACGCTGACGAGGCGACCGTCCACCGCGTGCAGGAAGACGCCGTTCAGGTAGTAGCGCGTCTCCTCGCTAGAGATCGCGAAGCCGCAATCGTTCAGGATGCGCCGCAGGCGCGCCTTGGGGAGCGCGAATTCGACCGCGTCCTTGTCATGGACGCCCTTGATCTCGGGATAGTCCGCGTCCGGCAGGGTCAGCAGCTTGAACGAGGAGCGACCGGCCGAAACGGTCGCGTTCGTCTCGTCGGCCTTGAACCGCACCTGGTTCTTGCCGAGCTTGCGCAGGATGTCGGCCAGAAGCTTCTGGGGAACCGTGGTCGCGCCGGCGGTCTGGACCTCGGCGGCGATCTCCGTCGTCGTGTGCATTTCGAGATCAAGGTCGGTGCCCTTGATCAGGAGGGTGCCGTCGACCTCGGCCTGCACGTGGACGTTCGACAGGATCGGGATCGTGTTGCGGCGCTCCACGACCTTATCGATCTTGGCGACGAGCCCCGCGAAGACGTCCGCTGCGATGGTGAAGTCGACGGCCATGGGTCAGGCTCCGCCGACGCCGGAGACGATCGCGCCGTCCGAGCGCATCTCGGGCGTGCCTTCGAAGACCTGAAGTTCCGTCTTCGCGGCCACGTCCTGCATGGCGGCGCGCACGGCCTCGGTGATCGAGGCGTCGGGCCGGTAGATCTGGTAGAACCACATGATCTTGCCGGAGCGGACGCGGTAACGCAGACGGACCGGGATCAGAATCGGATCACCCATGAAGAAAGGCGAGACGCGGATCACGAAGACGCCGGGCACCGCCAGGGGCTGGCCGTCCGCGCCCGTGTGCGTTTCCTCGAACACGACCTGGCTGGCGCCGCTCTGCAGCGTGCGCATGTCCTTGACCTTGGACTCGACATTAATCTGCAGCCCGCGCGAGAGCGTGATCAGCTGCGAGGGCGTCGCCACGGTGGTCTGGAAGTCGCGTTCGACCATGATGCGCAGGCCATCGTCCGGCGCGGCGAGTTCCGTCATGCGATCTTCGATCATGGCGGCGAACTCGGCCTGCTCCATCGGCTGGCCGTCGTCCTTGATCCAGCGCTTCCATTCTTCGGAGAGCGGGAACGGATAGTGGACGCGGTGCTTGCCCCAGCCGGGGGCGTCGGTGTCCGCAGCGTTTTCGGTCTGGTGATAGTCGATCACCGCCGTCAGGCTCGGCGCCTTCCAGTTCGAATCCGCGAAGACGACCGAGGTGTCCGGCACCTTGTGGCGGTTCACGAGGGCGATGAAGCTGTCGAGCGTCAGCGCCTTGGCCTGGCCGCGACGGAACTCGGGCGTGTCGCGCCATTCCTCGGCGAAGGACTTGAGGCTCTGCAGCTTCGGGTTCTCGCCGTGGACGAGGGCCAGCGGGAAGGACATCAGCCCGATCGAGCGCAGGCTGGCCGGAAGATCGTCGATCTTGAGGATCTCGACGCCGGTCGCGCGCGAGCCGAGTTCGGCCAGCTTGTCGACGGCGTCGCCGTCGAGGCGTAGCGTCTCGTTGAGGTGCAGGTTGCTGGGCAGCAGGACGCCTTCGGCGTTCTCGGTGGTCTGAGACATGGATTGCTCCTTGGGGTTGGGGAGGGGTTAGGCTTCGTCGCCGGCGCGGCGGCGCTCGCCGTCGATGTCGCGGGGGCCGCCGAACATGCTCATCTGGCGGGGGTGCTCGGTGGACAGCGAGCCGTCGTCGAGGACGAAGAGGACCGACGCCGCGCGGCCGGACTTCGGCGTCTTGGCGGCGATGTCGGAATTGATGGTGACAGTGCCGCCCTCGGCGGTCAGGTCCATCTTCAGGGTCACGGACCCCTTCGCCTTGCCCTTGGGGCCGGCGAGTTCCTTGAGGTCGGCGAGCGTCTTCTGCAGGAGATCGGAGAAGTCCTGGGCGAGCTGGCCGTCCTCGAGGAGGCCGATGACGGTTTGAACGTCGCGAATCTTCTTCATGGGTTGGGCTCCTGTCAGGCGGTCGCCAGCGCGGGCGTTCGGGGGGGGGAGAGAAGCGGGCAGAAGCTGCGCAGCGCGGACTGGTAGCGTTCCTCGGCTTCGGGCCATGCCCAGCACTTCAAGCGGGCCGGGCGGAGGAGGAAGGGCTTGGCGGCCTCGACGCGCGCGTCCCAAAGCTCGGTCTGGCGCGGCAGAAGCGCGTCGCGCTCCGTGCGCAGCATGCGAATGTCCGCGACCTCGATATCGGGCGTCCTCGCCTCGAAGCGCGGGAAGCTGAAACCGGCCGCCGTGAGGACGGCCTTGTCGATGCGACGCTTGAGGAGCGACAGACCGCGCCGGACGCGGGTCGGGAACACGCGAGCGACCTTTGCCGCCACCCCGGCCTCGACCGCGTCGGACTCCATGATCTCGCAGAGGGCTTCGACGGCCGGGCGCGTCCAGTCTCCGAGCCAGGCCTCGTGCCCGTCATGGAGCAGGAAGAAAGCCGCGAGCTCGACGTCGCCGGTCTCGCGAAGGATGGCCTCGGCGCCCATGACGCAGTGCTGCGCCACCGAATAGGGCATCGGCGTCTGGCCTGCGAAGCGGTTCGCCGTGGCGAGGCCGTGTGCCATGTCCTGAAACAGGGCATCGCGATCGACCTCGGGCTCGGCGAAGCGCAGGACGCGGCCCGAAACGGTGGGCATGAAGGCGCTCATGCGTCGGCCGTCTCCGGCTCGCGCGAAGCGTCGGCCTCGACCTCTTCGGCCGCTTCCGGCTCGTCCACGATCTGGCGGAAGCCGAGCGTCCCGTCCTGGCTGATCGCCAGAACGAAGGGCACGTCCTCCGACCAGTGGAAGAGTTCGACGGTCACCATCTCGGGTTCGGAGAGGATGGTGTTGTTGGCGAAGTTCTGGGCGAGTTCGTCGAGCGAGTAGGCCAGTGTCTCGCCGTCGCCTTCCTCGCAGAACATGGTGGCGCTGGGTGCGATCGGCAGCGTGTCGGCGCTGGACCATGTGCCGTCCGGCGAGACGAGAATGTCCGTGGTGCCGAGATCGAAATAGGCGAGGAACGTCACGATCTCGCCGGCGGCGATCTTCGTGCGCCCGGTCGGATGGCCTTCGCCCTCGTTCGGGCCAGCCAGAAGAGCCTGAGCGATCTCGGCATGCGAGTTGCTCCGCGCCAAGATCCAGGCATTCGGCGTGTCGCGGGGCGGGGGGCTCCATTCGTCGCTGTGGTCGGACGGAACCCAGCCGGTCGGCGGCGAGAAGGGAAAGTCGGCGCGCATCAGATCGACCGAACCGAAGCGGCGTTGGCGATCTCGCGGGCCTTGACGCCGTGGCGCCGGAGGGCGTCCGGCGTCCAGCCGCGTCCGAGCAGATCCTCCTCCTCGCAGCAGCCGCGCACGGCGGCGACGTCGAGCATGTCGTCGGCGATCTGGCGCGCGACGACGTGGACCGCCGCTTCCTGCGGCTTGGGGCGCGCGGGGCGGCTGGCGGCGGTCCGGTGCTGCGCGGCCCAGGCGGCGGCCCGGGCGAGGATCTGTTGACCCTGGGTCTGCATGGTTCGATCCTTTCGAAAGGATGGGTTAGTGCGCCGCGATGGGCGGGAAATCTTCGAGGTCGAGCTTCTCGGGAGCTTCGAGCGCAGCGTCCGCGCCGGCGCGCGTCAGGGCGAAGTAGTCGAGCCGACTGCCGTTCGGGGCGGCCTTGCCTTGATCGACGCAGGCAAGGCCCTGCGTGACCATTGACGTCCAGAGGTCATGGTCGGGACCGCCAGTGAAGGCGTGGAACCGGTTGCGGTAGGAGCGGCGCTTGCGGTTGGGCAGGCCCAGCGCATGGCGCGCCAGGTGCTTCTGTTCGGGTGTCAGCGACATGGCGGGGCTCCCTTCGTGTCGTGGGACTTGCGGGTGATGCGCGGGCGGCGATCGGTGGCGCCGAGGCGGTCCCGGTCGAGCTTGACCTTGACGACAGGCCCCTGCTTCTCGCCCTGCTTGCGGGCGTCGGACGGGCTGCTGGCGGCGAGGACGCCGGACGTGCCGTCCGCGAAGAAGACGCGGAAGAAGGCCATCAGGCGTGGCCGATCTGCGCCAGGATGGCGGGCACGCCGGTCGGGGTGTCGTCCCGCTCGAAGGCGTCGACGACCTCTTCGACATGCGCCAGGAAGAGCGCGACGGTCTCGGGGAAGGTGCGACCGATCACGGGCGCCGTGTTCCAGAGCGCCGACGCTACCGTGGAAGCCAGCGCCGCGAGCGGCATGTCGACGGGGAGGCCCTCGTTCTGGCCGCGCATAGCCTCGACCACCGGCAGGATGGCGGTGTCCCGCAGCCGGTTCTGCATGAGACTGAAGGCGCGATCTTCGGCGTCCGCCGACTTGGCCATAGCGTTCGCGAAGGCTTCGATCTCCTCCCGGCGCATCTGCGTTTCGTTGGCGGCGATATCGTAGTGGCGGCTCATCTCCGCACCTCCGCCAGAACGGAGGGGTTCGGGGTGGCCCGCTCGTCGTGGAGCGTCACCAGTCCGGCGCTCATCGCGGCGACGAAGCCGATCACGCAGGCCAAGGCGGCGAGTTCGCGGACGAGGGCGCCGATCACGACCGGCCTCCGAAGGCGAACAGGGAAAAGGCGAAAAGGATGGCGACGAAACCGCCACCCGCCAGGAAGAGACCGGCATCGACGATCAGCTCGGCGCGTCCGAGAACGGCCGGGCTGCGCGCCAGATGGACCTCGCCGCCGGCGACGAGGCTGGCGCAAAAGCTCGGATCGTGCCGCACGATCTCGGCCGCGCGCTCAGTGTCGGCCTCGGTCTCGCGGTAGGCCCGGCGCGCGAGGGCGATGGGGGCGCGGCCCGCTGCACCGAGGGAGGTTTCGGGCGCGGGCCGCTTATCGCCCGGTGCGCAACGCATCCGGGCGGGATGGGAATGGGCTGTGGAGGACAACACGGAGTGCTCCGATCTGAGGTGATGGGAGCAAGGTAGGTAAAACAGACCTGACATGTCAAGCGCCTGGGTATGAAATGCCTACCCAAGTTATGCACAGGTGTCAGAACACCTGTTGATATCGGCCCAAATGTTCTTGTTGTGTTCTCATTTAGGCGACACGTTCAGGGGGTGTTTTTGGATAGGAGTGCAAGTCTATGGCGACCTTCCACGTCGTTCAAACCTTCAGCCGTGGCAAACGAGGGGTGATTGTTCCGGACCTGCCCCGACAGGTTCATAGCGCCGAATTGGCGAAAGGGGCCGCTAGGCGCGCATTGGCAACGAGTGGGAAGGTGGGTGCAGTCGCGTTCTCGCGGTCTGGCGACCCGGTCACGGGCGACTGGGATGAAGCCGTCGTTCTAAGCGCTGAGGGCGATCTGCCCGCAGAAATCTACGAGCAGCTTGAGGGCTAGCGGCTTGCGTACTTCCCCACGCAACGGTGGCAGATGGGCCATTCCTTCACGAATTCAGTGAAGGTCGTGTCAGGATTGTACTGACGAAGGGTCCATTCGCGATCGTTGAAGCCGACCAGCGTTTTGATGATTGCCTCGGCCGAGTCGTCGGGCGGGGTATGGTAGAGGACGACTTCCGTATCTCGCATGGGCGGGAGATGCGGATTGATCAGGGCAATGTCTCCTGATCGGTAGGCGGGATACATCGAATCGCCGGTTATCAGCAGGCCGTAGCCGCCTTTGACGTTGCGCAACGGCTCCGGGCGTTTCACCCAGTCGATGGCATCGAACGTCACGATAACATGGCCGTCGCCGCCCCGCGCAGCAGCGAAAACGGGAAGATCGGCAGTTGGCGACACCAAGTCCGAGCCCGGGATGGCCGCCACGCGAGGCAGGTTGGCGGTCGTGACGCCGGGTGTCGTCTCAGACTCGGCGTTAGGGCGCTTGTATTCGAGATTGACCGGTTCAGGCCCGTCGCCGCTTATCAGCCAGCTGACATCGACGCCGAGCAAGCGAGCCAAAGGCTCAAGCTTGGATCTGTCCGGTCCGTTATCATCGTTTTCCCAGGCACTGAGATTGGTCCGCGCAATACCGAAGTGCTGCGCAATGTCAGATTGCTTGAGCCCTTTCTCTTTGCGGGCCTTACGGATGCGGGAGCCGAGCGTGTCCATGACGAATTGGTAGGCGGAACCTACCGATAAGTCACTTACCTGACCTTGACATGAAAAGGAGGTTTCGCCTACCTTTCTTGACATGTCAGAGATCCTCAAAGAAGCGGCTGAGATTGTTGGCGGGTTCAAGCGGCTCGCTGCTCTCCTCGGCATCCGCCACAACAGCATGTATTCCTGGCGGCAAATTCCGCCGGCTCGCGTGCTCGACATCGAGCGTCTGACGGGCATATCCCGCCATCGTCAACGTCCTGATGTCTTCGGCGACTGTTCCGAGCATGATCATCCGTCCCCCGTCTTCGCTGGTAAGCAATGCGGCGAAGATGAGGCGATCTGCGTTCGTCGTCACGTAAACGCGAGCCCCTCGGCTTTACCGAGTGGGGGGCGGCACTGATGCGCCCGACGACGCCGCAGATGCTGAAGGCCCTGAAGCTCGCGACGCGCGCCGCTATCGCAAATGCGGGCGGGGCTGCCGCTCTCGTCCGCGATCAGTATGTGCGGATCAAGGAAACGGCACTGTCCTTCGCGGCCTCGGCCGAGAAGGAACACGCCGAGCGCTTCGTGACGATCGACACGGCGCTGGATCTCGACTTCGCGGCAGGCGCCCCGCACCACGCCCGGGCGCTGGCGAATGCGCAGGACTATGAACTCGTGCCGATGCGTCGGCCGAAGGGCGTCGGCGCCATCTGCTACCGCGACATCCGCGCTTTCAAGAACGGCGCGCATGGTGTCTTCGGCGAGATGTTCACCGCGCTCGAGGACGAGATCGTCGATGCCGACGAGGCAAAGGCGATCCTGCGCGCTCTCGACGATCACGACGAGCAGAGCCGGCTTCTGCGGGCCAAGTGCGAGGCGGTGCTTTGAGTGACCGCTCGCCCGAAATGGATGCCTTCGTCGCGGAGGCGAAGGGTGTCGGCATTCTCGACGCCTTCTCGCGGTGCGGCCACTCGGTCTCGCGCCTTCGCGGCTCGCGAGACGAATATGTCGGCCCGTGCCCGGCCTGCGGCGGCAAGGATCGGTTCTCGCTCAACAGCCGCAAGAACGTGTTCAACTGCCGGGGCTTCGGTGGCGGCGACGCGATCGGCCTCGCGCAGCATCTGACCGGCGCCGACTTTCTGGACGCCTGCGAGATCCTGACCGGCGAGAGACGCCCCGATCGCGAGGCCGACGACGAACGCGATCGTGCGGCGCGGCGGCGGGACGCCGAGCGGCGGCTGGCCGAGCAACGGGCCAAGGCCGAGGCCGAGGAGGCACGGGCGCAGGCTCAGGAGAACCATTATCGCGCCCGCGAGATGGATCGCTGCCTTCAGTTCTGGCGCGAGGGCGCGGTGTTCGCGCCCGGCGATCTCGCGAGCCGCTATCTCGAGGCACGCGGCCTCGGCGCCGCCGCCGCGCTGGTCGACCGCGCGTATTTGCGCGTCCATCCGCGCCTCGGCTTCTTCGCCAAGCCGGAGCGCGGGCCATCCGTTCAAATCCATTCCGGCCCGGCCATGCTCGCGCGCTTCGTCGCGTTGGGCGAGGGATGCTGGCGGCCCATCGGCCTGCATCAGACATGGCTCGACCTCGACGCCGCGCCTAAGTTCCGGCCGACGCTGGCGCACCCGGAAACGGGCGAGCTTCTGCCATCCAAGAAGATGCGCGGCTCGAAGATGGGCGGCCTTCTGCCGCTGATCGGCAAGCTTTCCCAGGTGACGCGCATGGTGGCGGGCGAGGGGATCGAGACGGTTCTCGGCTTCGCACGCTTCGACGGCTTCCGGCCCGACACGTTCTATTGCGCCGCCGGGGACCTCGGCAATCTCTGCGGCAAGGCCACGGCCGAGAGCCGGTTCCGCCATCCGACGCTCCGCCGTGCCGTGAAGGGCGGGCGCTCGCTGCCGGCCATGGTGCCCGGCTTCGAGCCGGACATGGACGCCGTCTGCATGCCGGTGCCCGACCATATCCGAGAGCTGGTGCTCCTCGGCGACGGCGATTCCGATCCGGTCATGACACGCGCCGCCCTTCGGCGCGGCGTGACGCGGCATCAGAGGGACAGTCGCGTCGTGCGCTCGCTCTTCGCGCCGGCGGGCGGCGATTGGGCCGATCTCAAGTTCGAACAGGAGGACGCGGCGTGAGCGCGCAAGAGTTTCTCGATGGGCGCGTGACGCTTCATGGCGGCGACTGCCTCGCCATCCTCAAGACGCTGCCGTCCGCCTCGGTCGATAGCGTCGTGACCGATCCGCCGTATCACCTCACTTCGATCGTCAAGCGCTTTGGCTCGCCGACCGCCACCAGCAAGGCCACTGGCGCGCTGGGCCGCTCCACCAAAGGCTTCATGGGTAAGACATGGGACGGCGGCGATATCGCGTTTCAGGTCGAGCTTTGGGAGGAGGTGCTGCGGGTGCTCAAGCCCGGCGGTCATCTCGCGGCCTTCAGTGGCACGCGGACCTATCACCGCATGGCCGTGGCGATCGAAGATGCCGGATTCGAGATCCGGGACCAGCTGGCCTGGACCTATGGATCGGGTTTTCCGAAAAGCCATGACGTGTCCAAGGCCATCGACCGCATGGCGGGTGCTGAACGTGAGATCGTGAGCGCTGGCAAGCCGGTGAAGCGCATGATCCCGGGTGCGGATCAGAACGCCAACGGTTCGTGGATCAAGGATAATGGGCGCGAGTTCGTGCCAACCGTGACCGCGCCCGCAACGGACGACGCACGGGAATGGGAAGGATGGGGCACGGCGCTAAAGCCTGCCTGGGAGCAGATCTGCCTCGCTCGGAAGGCACTGCATGGAACGGTCGCTGAGAATGTACTGGAGCATGGCGTTGGCGCTCTGAACATTACTGGGTGCAGGGTCGAGACCGACGAAACAATCGTGGCGACACGGAATGTGGCGTTGGGATCCAGTGGCAGCGGCGTTTTCGGTGGCGCTGATAAGCCTGGAGTCTACGAACAAAAACCCGGCGGACGCTTTCCTGCGAACCTGATCCATGACGGCTCGCCGGAAGTGTTGGCCGCATTCCCGAATGCGCCCGGCCAACAGCGTTCGGTTGGCCCCGAACATGGCGAGAAAGCCAGTGTTCGTGTCTTTGGAGACTACGGGGCACGGGAGACCTTTTCGCCCCGCGGCGATGCGGGCTCCGCTGCCCGTTTCTTCTACACCGCGAAAGCGGATGCCGACGACCGCATTGGTTCCAAACATCCGACCGTCAAGCCGGTCGATCTCATGCAATGGCTGGTGCGCCTCATCACGCCGAAGGGCGGATTGGTGCTCGACTGTTTCGCCGGAACGGGAACGACCGGCGAGGCGGCATGGCGCGAAGGGATGCGCGCGCTCCTGATCGAGCGCGAGGCCGAGTATCAGGCCGATATCGCCCGCCGGATGGCCCTGGCGACCGAGGGGCAAGCGACGCGCCGGGCGGCTATGGCAAAACTGAAGCCTGCCGACGATTTTGGCCCCTTGTTTGCGCTGGGGTTGGCCGAATGAGCGTCATGGAGATCGGCTCGACGCGGCGCGCCCAGGCAATGGCCATCGCGGCGGAAGTCGCGGCCGAATTCGGGGTCAGCCTGGCCGATATCCTCGGCCCTCGACGGTGGCGCCGTATCAGCATGGCGCGCCATGTCGCGATCGGCGTTCTTCTTCGCCACCCGACCGTCTGGGGGCGCCATCCCGCAACCCTCCCTCGCCTCGGCAAGCTTCTCGGGCGCGATCACACGACGATCCTGTGGGCGCGAGACCGCTACGAATCGTGGTGCCGGGAGGCGAACCTCGACCCGGCGGACGTGTCGTCGCCGATGAAGCGGGCGCGCGTTCTGCGGACGCATCTCGGCTTGCCCGAGCTCGCGCCTCCTCCCGCGCCGGAAGCGCCGGTGCCTGCCGAGCCGCCGAAAACGCCCGCGCCCAAGCCGCCCTCCATTCCCGTTCCCGTTCCGGAGCCTTCCATGACGGCCTTGCCCGTGTCCCTGCCTCCCTTGATCTCGGGCGACCTGTTCGGGCCGATCGAACCCGGCACGTTGGAGGCGCTGTCGCCCTTCCATCGCCGCGAAGCGATGTTGCTCCTCGAGGACCGGATTTCGGCCGAGGACCCGAAGCTGCCGGCCTATGCGCTCCACGCGCGGATCGGAAACGCCTTCGGGATCGAGGCGGACGAGGTCGTCGCCATTCTCGCCTCGGCGCCGGAGATGCAGAAACCGGCGGGCGTGGGCGACGAGGACGAGCCGCGATTCCACGCCGGCCCGACGATCGCCGATGCCGGCGAGCGCACCTTCCTGGTCTTCGCGCAGATCTACCTGACGGCCGATGCCGGAGGCGGTTTCGTGGTGGCCGAGGCCTATGACCAGTACGTGGCCTTCTGCCGCTCTCGCCTGGACATGCCGATGCCGAGGGCGAATTTCGGCGCGTCGTTGCGCCGGCTGGGCGGCCGACGCGAGGGCGCGCGCATCGCGGGGCTCCGCCTGCGCGCGCCGGTGGTCAATGCCGCCTGTGAGGCGGCCGAATGAGCCCGTCAGGCCGCTTCCAGCACCTCCAGCGCCGCCCGCTTGCCGAGCACGGCCAAGGCGCGCGTGAGATTGCCCGCCTTGGTCGTGTGGTCGGGATCGAGCAGGCGGTGCATCTCGCTATCGGGCTTCCCAAGCCGGCGGCCGAGTTCGGTCTTGGAGATGCCCGCCGCGCGAAACGCCTCAATGACGGCGAGCTTCAGGGCATCCTCCAGTTCGAGCTCAACCGGAACGAGGTCCGGCCCCGCCGGCGTCGCCGGCAGGGGGATCGGCTCGCCCTCCTTGGCCAGAAAGAGCAGGGCCGTCGCGAGCGCGTCGACCGCCGCTTGCCGCGCCTCGGCTTCGGTCTCGCCGAAGGTCGTCACCATGGGCACGTCCGGCATGGTGACGAGGATCGGGCCGTCCTCCTGCGGCGTGAGCTTGGCCTGGTAGATGTATCGCATGGGTCTCTTCCTCTCGTTCGGGTCTTTCGGCGCGATGGCTGGGGATCAATCGATCCCCAGCTGTCCTTTGATCAGAGCGACGTAAGTCGGGTGGAGTTCACCGCTTTTCACGATGGTTCTGCGGGACCCGTAGGTCAGGACGCCGTGGCCTCCCTTTCCGCTGGAAGGGTCCCATTCGAAGTGGACCCCTTCCTTTCTCGCCCGTTTCCGAAGCTCCCGTATCAGGGCTTCGCGCTTCATTTCGACCTCCTTTCCATGACCCCAATATCTATCATTTTTGCTAGGAACGCAAGCGCGTTCTAACAAAAATGCTAGGATTTTTGACGGCTCTCTTTCAGGACTGCCCCCATGCTTGACCGCGCCAAGGACGGTGTTTCGCTGATCGCGCTCTGCGCTGCGGAGCCGGAGACCGATATCGGAAACGGACGCCGCTTCATTCATCGCTTCGGGAAGGACGTGTTTCATATCGCCAAGATCGGCTGGCACGGCTTCGACGGGCTGCGCTGGCGCGAGGACGATGACGGGTCCGTGGTGCGGCCGCTTGCGCAGAAGTCGGCCGAGGCGATCGTCTTCGAATGCGCCGAGATCACGATAGACGAAGGTGAGGAGCTTCTCGTTGAGGCCGGCAACGATGCAGAGCGCGACCTGCCGGCCCTTCAGAAGGCGAAGGATGCGGGGCGCGTTCGCGAAGCCGAGCAGGCCATTCGCGCTCGCGACAGGATCGTCGAGCGCCTAGAGAAGCGCACGGCGCGCCGGGCGGCGCACGCCAAGAGCACGGCCGGATCGGGCAAGATGGACAACATGTTGAACGAGGCCGCTCCGCACCTCAAGAAGAGGCTGGAGGACCTTAACGCCGACGCTCTGGCGCTAAACTGCCGGAACGGGACGCTCCGCTTCGTGCGTGTCGAGGACGAGGAATCGGACCCCGACGACCCGCGCTTCCGTTGGATGGCCCGGCTCGACCCTCACCGCCGGGAGGACTGGATCACGAAGCTCTGCGAGGCAGACGTGCTGGGGCCGGACGGGAAGCCGCTCCATCCGTCCGACCGGCTGTATGGGCAGGACGACTTCTCGCTCGCCGCGTCGAAAACGACGCCCGTGTTCACCCCCTTCATCCAAGAGGTGCAGCCGGAACTGCCGGAGCGCCAGTATCTCCAGCGGCTCTCGGGCTACATGCTGACCAAGCTGACGTCGGAACAGATGATCGGCTTCTGGTACGGCATCGGAGCGAACGGCAAGTCGACCTTCGCGGACGCGGTGAACCGCATCCTGTCGGACCTTTCCGTCACGCTCTCGATCGACAGCTTCACGGGCGACGCCAAGCGGGACGGGGCCTCCGCCACTCCCGACCTCGTGCGCCTGAATGGCGCCAACGTCTGCTTCGCCAACGAAGGCGACGAAGGGGTGGCGCTGAAGGAGGGCCTCATCAAGACGCTGACCGGCGGCGACACGCTGCCCGTGCGCAAGATGCGCGAGGAGTTCGTCGAGATCCGGGTGCAGGCGAAGTTCGTCATCATCGGCAACCACAAGCCGCGCATCCGCAACGATGACGACGGCATCTGGCGGCGGCTCCAGTTTCTGGAATGGCGCATCCAGATCCCGCCCGAGAAGCGCGACAAGAGCCTGCCCGACAAGCTATGGCTGGAGCGGGACGGCATCCTCGCCTGGATGATTGCCGGGGCGCTGGAATTCCTATCCCTTGGAGGGCTCTCGCCGCCGGCGTCGGTCGTGGCCGCCGTGCAGGAACATCGCGAGGAAAGCGATTCGATCGGCGCCTTCATTCGCGGGGCCTGCGAGGTGACGGGTGAGCAATCCGACTACGAATCGCCTGGCGCTCTGCATCCGGCCTATGTTGAATACTGCAAGGCCGAGGGGCTCTTCGCGCACAACCAGTCGACCTTCAATCGGCGCATGCCTGAGATGACGCGGCGCACCTTCAAGGCGCCGGACGGAAAGCATATGACGCAGTTCGCCAAGTCCAAAACGGGCGGGCAGACCGTCTATCGCGGCATCCAGATCAAGGAGCGCTGGCGACCGGGTGCGAACGGCTATGCTGCCGATCGCGAGGTGCCGGAACAGCGCGGATGATGTCGTTCCGCGACGGATTTGGGGACGCTAGGGACGCAAGCCGGCTTGCGAAGCGCTTCCTTCCCTGCCGAAAGGGTGTGGGAAATCAACGGTTTCGGACGCTAGGGCGGCTGGGGACGCAAGGTCCCCGCGCCACGCACGTGAACTGACGATGGATTAAGGGGACAGGCTTCTTCGAAGCCTCTTATGTGGTGACGGGAATTATCTTCCCTAGCCTCCCTTCCTTCCTAATCTACTGAAATCATTTGAAAATTAACGAGGGACGCAAGAAAATGACGAAGAGTGCTTCTGCCCTAGCGTCCGAAACCATTGAAAAGAATGGGAAAAAGCTGATTGGCGTCGAGAAGTTCTTGGGCTGGGCGTATCGCAACGAACTCCCCAAGACGCTTCGCAACGCGACGGTTCAGACGGTCTCTTCCATGCCCGACGCCTGGGGGGCGATCGAGCGCTATGGCGAGCTTCTGACGATCGTCGATGTGTCGCCGAACGGATTCGGCTGTATCCCCGATGTCTGGTCCGAGGACGAGATGGCGCCGCATGCGGACGCCCTCGTCGCAGCCGGTGCCGTCGCCGAGCTGGCGGCGACCGAGATGGAGTGGGAGGAGGGGCTCGACGTGCTGGCCGACCTGCCGGAACTCACCGACGCCGAGCGCGCCGACTGCAACCGCCGGGGCTATGCCATCGCCCGCGCGCGCGGCCAGCAACTCGCCGCCCTGGTGATGCGCCGGGCGATGATCGGCGGCGCGCCGGACTGGACGGATCATGGCCCGGTGGATCGGCAGTTCGTGCGCAACGGACCGCGAGGTGTGGCCTGGTTTCGGATCGTATCGCAGACCTTCGGCAAGAACATGCCGGCACATGAGGTCGAAGTGGACGGCTATGACGCGGTCGCCAAGCGTCCGTTTTCAGACGCCTACCGCAAGACCTTCCTCAATCCGGATCCGGCGCTGCTTGCGGCCGAGCGGATTGACTACCAGGCTTGGGTGATGGCCTTGGAGCACGTGGCATGGCGTGTCATGGAAATGGGACTGGTCGCCCATCAGGTGCTCGGGCCGAACAAGGCCATGTTCCCATGGGAAGGCGAGGCGGTGCCTTATCCAAGACCGCGCGTCCTCCTCGCCGCGACGAAGAAAATTGCGGAGCCCGCTTAAGCCGCTTGACTTGCGGACTAAACTTGACTTAAGCATTGGACACTGAAAAAGGTTAGAGACGCTCCGAAGCGACCGCTTCCGGGGCGTTTTTCGTTTGGGCACGCTGCCATGGCATTGCGGATCACCTGGGCGAATGTCGAAGGGCTCAAGCGCTTCGAGCATGCCATCGATAACCTTGGCTCGGGGAAGTTGGCGGATGCTGCTAACAAGGCGGTCAATCGTGCCGGCGATATGGCTCGCACCAAAGTTCGCCAGACCTTGCCAAGGCAGACCGGCTTGAAGCGGGCAGTGATCCTGAAGGCGGTACGATCTACGGCATCCAGCGCCGGGGCGCTAACCTACCGGATGAAGTCCGAGGGTGGCGACATCGCGCTGAAGTTCTTCGGGGCTCGTGAAACGCGGAGAGGTGTCGCTGCCGCACCATTCGGCAAAAGGAAGGTCTTCGCCGGCGACTTCATGAAGGGTGGCCGTTTCCCGAACCGTCAGGACATCGGGATGGGCGGGCAGGTCTTTCATCGCGCCGGGGGATCACGGTTTCCGCTCGTCAAAGAGAAGTCCGGCGTCATCATCCCGAAGGAGATGGTGTCAGGCGAGACAGCGAAGGCTTTCGAGGCGACGGTGCAGGACGTGCTGCCGCGCCGCATGGAGCACGAGCTTCGGCGTCTGACAAAGGGCGTCGTCGGCTAGGCCGCCTCTGCGCCCTGTCCCCGGGGTCGGGGGGGTGTTGCAATCATGTCACAGACCCCGGGGACCCCCCCATTCAGGGACCGTACCCAGCCCAAACCAGCCTCACGGGCGGGAAACGCCCGATAGGTCGCCAGTCTGAGAGCATTTGTGAAGCCTTAAGACGGGGCTTAAGGGCGACTTGAAGGGGGTTAAGTCGCTGTTTTTGTGAACAATCGCGGGATGGAAGCCATGTCGGAAACGCTGGCAGCCGATGCGGTCATGACTAAAGGCGATTTCGCCAAGCATATCGGCGTATCGGCCGCCCGCGTTTCTCAGTATCTCACCGAAGGCAAGATCGGCAGCGACGCCCTAGTCGGAGAAGGTCGCTCGGCTCGCATTCGCGTTGCCCTAGCACTTGGGCAGATCCGCGATCGACGCGACGTGTCGCAGGCACTGGGCAACGGGCTCTTCACTCGCCTGGAGGGACCAGCTGCCTCGGCGTCTGCTCCGGTGGAGAGCGCCGCTCCGGTGCCCCGGCCTGACTCGATCGAGGAGCAGATCAAGCGAGAGAAGCTGCGCGCCTCCCAGATGGCGAACCGCAAGGCCGCTGAAGAGGAGGAGGAACGCAAAGGCCGGTACATCGAAGCCGTCGCCGTGCGGGCACAGATGGCGCGCCTTGCTTCGTCTATGATGCAGACCGTGGAAGCCGGTTTGTCCGACATGGCCACCGTGCTCGCGGGGCAGTTTGGGCTGCCGCAGCGGGACGTCGAGCATGCGCTGCAGATGGGCTTCCGAAAGATCCGCGATAAGGCCGCCGAGCGCCATCGCAGCCGGGCCGAAACGCTGCCGGGTGTCCTCGAGAGTGTAATAGTGGCGGAAGAGGACGAACTCGCATGACGGCGATGATCGTCCAGACGGCTAATGCCGAGCGCCTAGCCGAAGAGGTGATGGCCGAGGTCTGGCAACCGCCGCCACCCGTCGATTATCTCGCCTGGGCGGTCGATAACATCGTCTTCACCGAACAGGAAAGCCGCTTCCACGGCGAATATAACCGGGAGCGCTTCCCTTACTTCGACGAGATCCTTCGCGCCCTCTCGCCAGATGACCCTTGCCGCGAGGTAACGCTGGCCAAGTCGGCGCAGATCGGCGGCACGGTGCTCGCCAACATTTTCACCGGCGGGTCCATGGAGATGGACCCCTGCTATTTCCTCTACGTCCATCCCACGGCCGACAACGCCATGCGATGGTCGAAGATGAAGTTGGCACCAATGCTCAAGGGCACGGCGTCGCTTGCGGCGCTCTTTCCCATGAGGTCTCGCGACGGGCTCGACTCGGTCCTCTATAAGGAGCGTGTCGATGGCCGGGGCGCGATCCAGATCTCCGGTGCGAACTCGCCTGCGTCGCTCTCCCAAGTGACGATGAAGCGCCAAGTGCAGGACGACTTGGCGAAGTGGGAAATGAACAGCGCCGGTGATCCGGAGACGCAGGCGAATAGCCGGTCGCGCGGAAGGCCGGACGCGAAGATATTCAAGATTTCGACGCCGTTGATCGAGCCGGGATGTCGGATCACGGCAAACTTCGAGGCCGGAAGTCAGGAACATTTCTACGTTCCATGCCCGCACTGCGAGCACTTTCAGGTTTTCGAATGGGAGAACATGCTCGCCGACCTCGACGAAGATGCGCCCGAGAAGGCGCATTTCACCTGCGTCGAATGCGGCTGCGAGATCGAGGACCATCATCGCGGGGCGATCCTGCCGCGCGGCGAGTGGCGCGCGCACAACGCTTCGGCCCGCCGGCATCACCGTTCATTCCACATCTGGTCGGCCTATTCATTCCTCCAGAGCTTCGAGCAGATTGCCCGCGAGTTCCTGGCGGCGAAGGGCGTCCCTTCGAAGGAACAAGTCTTCTTCAATGACACGGTTGGCCGGGCCTACAAGACGCTTGGCGAAGCGCCGCCGTGGGAAGCGCTGCGCGATCGGGGCGGCGTCTCCTTCTATGCGCGAGGCTTCATCCCTGCCGGCGGGCTCGTCGTAACGATCGGGGTCGACTGCCAGGGCGATCGCGTCGAATGGCAGGCCGTTGCGTTCGGCCGGGACTATCAACGCTTCATCGTCGATGCGGGCGTCATCCCCGGTCACATCTCGACAAAGGGATGCCAGGAGCGGCTCGACGCCTTGCTTCTGCAAGCCTGGCCCAACGCGGTTGGCAATCGGATCAAGGCCGACCGCCTTGCCATCGACGGCAACGCGTACACTGAAGAAGTCTGGGCTTGGGTGAAGGGTAAGCCGTCGAGCCAAGTCATCATGGTTCGCGGCGTGCCGAGCGAAAGCGCGGCGCTGATCGCGCCCGTCAAGAAGGAGCGCAACGCCAAGGGCAAGCTGCTTCGATACTCGAAGCGGTTCTTCAACTTCGCGACCTCGGTCCTGAAGATGGCGCTCTACCGCAACATCATTCGCGACGACGTGGCGGCACGTGGTTTCGTTGGGCTGCCCTCGGGCATGGACGACGAGTTCTATCGACAGCTGACGTCCGAAAGCCGCCGCGCTCGCCAGAACAAGCAGGGCTTCACCGTCTACGAATGGGTGAAAGACCCTAACGTGCCGAACGAAATGCTCGACACGCATCTCCAGGCGGAAGCGGCTGCGATCCACTACGGCATTCGCGGTTTGCCGGATGCCATATGGGACCGTCTTGAAGCCGAGCGGGAGACCCCGCCGAAAGAAGCTCAACTCGATTTTGAGGATGGGTTGTTCGGTCACCTCCCTTCCAGTCCCGCTCCTGGCCAAGCGTCTGCAATGGTCGTGGTCCAATTGAGCGAACCCGCCCCGAAACCGGCCAAGGCTCGTCGCCGCTGGGAGGGCTATACGTAAGGACGTGACCGATGAGCGAAGCCAAGCCGAGGATTCGAGTTCCTGCGGGAAGTTCTCAAGGTGCTATTCGAACCCAGCAAGGCAAGGCTACGAGTGGACGTTACCTGCGGTCGGACAATGCCCGACTGCTTCCCATGCGCCAGGCCGTATTGCGCGATGCCAGCCTCGACGTTCGCGAGGCTGCCGGGCGAGCGTCGGCCCTAGCGCTGGATTTCCTTCACAATTCCGGTTGGCTCGCCGGGGCGGCTGATCAAGTCGTGGCCGATACGATCGGTACGGAACTGAAGCTGAATGCCCGTCCCGATATGACCGGCCTCGGCTACACCGATCGGCAGCGCTCGGGTTGGTGTCAGTTCGTTGAGGCGGAGTGGCGGCGCTGGGCTTGGACCCCCAGCGAATGCGACCTCGCAGGCCGGGCAACGGTCCCCGAAATGCTGGATTCCGTCGTTCGCTCCTATCTCGCTCAGGGTGAGGCCTTCGGCGTCTTCGACTTCCTTCCACGCGCCGAGCGTCCGGCATTGGGCATCCGAACGGGAACCAAGGTCACGCTTGTTTCACCGCATCGGCTGCCCCGCGAGACTCGCGAGTTCGAGGGGATTGATCAGGGCATTCGGCTCGGCGGGCAAAATCGCGCCATTGCTTATCGGTTCCGACGAAAGCTGCGGGGCATCGAGGCGGATCATGAGGTTTCTGCTCGCGACGTCGTCCATGTCATGGATCGGAGCGAGAACCCTGGAAGCCTGCGCGGCATCTCAGTCATGGCGCCGATCCTGAAGGTTTCAGCTCAGTGGGACCAATTGGCGGACGCCACACTCTCGACTGCGCTTATCCAGACCATATTCGCGGCGACCATCAAGAGCCCGGAGCCGAGTGCCAGCGCCTTCGAGGCACTTCAAACATTGCGAGACGACTTCAAGGACGTCGAAGGCGTCACGAACATCGTTGAAGATCTGATCGACGTATGGGGCGCTCGGCTCGATGCTTTGAAAAGCAAGGGCCTCTCGATCACTGGCCCCTCTCAGGTCAATCATCTAGGGCCGGGCGAAGAACTGGAGATGCACACGGCGGCCACGCCTGGCTCGCAGTATCTCCCGTTCTCGCAGAGCCTCCAGCGGGAAATGGCGCGGCGCATCGGTGTAACCTTCGAGAGCTTCTCGATGGATCATTCGAACGCCAACTATTCCTCTACCCGCATGGGAATCGCTTCCATCTGGCCAATCGTAATCCGGCGCCGGGAGCGCATCGCAGCACCCTTCGCACAAGCGATCTACGAACGCTGGTTGGAAGAGGGGATTGCGGAAGGTCGCATCCCGTTTCGTGGCGGGTACGCCGCTTTCTTGGCAAATCGGGAGCGGATCGTCTGGGCTGAATGGCAGGGTCCAGCCCAGCCCAGCGCGGATGACTACAAGAGTGCGATGGCGGCCAAGGTCCGACTTGAACTTGGTGTCTCGTCGCTTTCGGACGAAGCCGCATTGCTCGGCCGCGACTGGGAGGAGAATGCCCAGCAGATCGGCCGAGAGATTTCCATGCTGACGAGTCTCGGCATTCCGCATCCGTTCGGGCGTTCGACCGGCGGCGCGGGCCAGAACGGCATGGCAGCAGACGGCAACCGGGACCCTTCAAAACAGGACGCATGATGGCGGACGGAATAGATTGGTGCGCCCGCGCCTTGGCGCTGCGTGGGGTCGAGATGGCCTTGCTGAAAGGCGAGATGGTGACCGAAGCTCGCTTCGGCTCCGATATGACCCGGTTCGCTGACACCGCGAATCTTCCCGATGTCCGCAAGGCGATTGCCGAAGCGGATCGCAACTGCGCGATTTCGCGCGGCGAGACGCCGGCGCGCACGCGCTTCGCCATGGCAGCGACTGCTCGCCCATACTGAGGTTCCCATGGAAATTTACCGGGACGGCGCGCTGTATCTCTACGGCGTGGTTGGTGAGTCGTATTGGGACGAGGGTTTCACCGCCTCTCAGGTCCTGATGGCCCTCGCCGAACATGGACGCGACCAGGACGTCGTCGTTCATATCAACAGTGGTGGCGGGTTCGTCGATGACGGAATTGCCATTTACAACGCCCTCGCGGCGCACAAGGGCAATGTCCGGGTCGAGGTGGATGCGGTCGCGCTGTCGAGCGCATCGCTGATCGCGATGGCCGGCGACGAGATCGTCATGCGTGCTGGCGCGCTGATGATGATCCATGATCCGGCGACTGTGACGTTCGGCTCTGCCGCCGAGCATGTTCGGACGATCGAGCAGCTCGAAGCCTATGCCACACAGATGGCGGCCATCTACGCCGAGCGATCCGGAAAGTCACCCGACGAGGCTCGAGCCGAGATGAAGGCCGAGATCTGGCTGACATCAACTGAGGCCGTCGAACAGGGCTACGCCGACCAAGCAGAGGCCGCCAAGGCCAAGGCCGTCGCCTCATTCGATTACCGGGTCTACGCCAAGGCCCCCAAAGAACTTCGCGCGACGGCCCGCAGGAAGGGCTGGTCGATGGGCGAAGCCCATTCCAGTCCGGACGCGTCGGCGTCCTCTTCTCCGAGCAAACAGGAGCCTCTCATGGCCGATAAGCCGAACGGGGCAGATGCCCCCGACCATTCCGCTGCGGTCGCTGCCGCAGTGAAAGCGGACCGCGACCGTCGCCGCACGATCCTCGGCCTCGATGAGGCCAAGGGGCGCGAAGGTCTCGCTGCCCATTTCGCTGATGAGACCGATGACTCGGTCGAGAAGGTCAAAGCCGCTCTCGCCGCTGCGCCGAAGGCTTCGGCCGAGCCTTCCAAACCGCAAGGCACTGAGGTGTCGGCGGCTCTGCACGAGCAGCGCCGTCTCAACGGGGACGGCCTTGCCGGTGGCGACGGGCCGAAGGCCAGGGGCGACAAGTCCATTCTGGCCGCCGCAGTCGAGCGCGGCAACAAGCGTCGATAAGGAGGTCTGACCATGCCGAATGTTTTGACGGAAGACCGCTTCTCGGGCGCGGGGCATTACATCGTCTCGGAAGCTAACGGCTATCGATCGCGCGAGCAGGGCGTGGTCGCGTCTGGCTCCGGTAAGATCCGGGCAGGCACCGTTATGGGGCGGCTCACCGCCACCAAGAAGCTGAAACCCTACACGCCGGGAGCCTCGGACGGCTCGGAGAAGGCGATCGCGATCCTTTACGAAGGTTGTGACGCGACATCCGCCGACGTGCGACGCACCTACACAGCCCGCGACTCCGAAGTTCAAGCCGGCGTTCTTCAGTGGGCCGCCGGCGTCACCGATTCTCAGAAGACTGCCGCGCTGGTCGATCTCGCCGCGCTCGGCATTGTCGGCCGCTAAGGAGGGCCGCATCCATGGCGCTTGTCACCGACGTCTTCAATCAGAACGCCTGGGGCGTGGTCGAGCTTCAGGAGGAAGTTGTCGAACGGACGGAATTCCGCCCGAACCTTCTTGGCTCGCTCGGTTTGTTCGAACCCATCTATTCACGTTCGCGCACGATCGCGATCGCCTCGCGGAAGGGGACGCTTTCCCTTATCCCGACTTCCGAAATGGGGGCGCCGCCGGAAGAGCTGATCCCCGAAGGTTCGGACGTTCGACCGTTCAACACTTCGCGCCTTGCGAAGGGCTCAACGATCTATGCGTCCGAACTCGCAAGCACCGTTGCGCTTCCGTTCGATGTTCAGACGAAGGAGGTCAGCGCGGAAGTCGCCGACCGCACGCGACAGATTCTTGAGGACTTGGAACTCACCTGGGAGCACATGCGCTTCGGCGCAATTCAGGGAAAGGTTCTCGACGCTGGCGGCGGCGAGATCATCGATTGGTTCGCGTTCTGGGGCATCTCCCGCCCGACCGTCGTCAATTTCGAGCTCGACAAGCCCGAAACGGACGTTCGCAAGAAGTGCCGCGACATCAAGCGGCAGATGCAGACGGCGGCACAGGGCGTCTGGACACCGTCGACGCGGGTCGGGGCGTTGGTCGGCGACGAGTTCTTCGATCTTCTCGTCAACCATCCGCAGATCAAGGAGACCAAGCTCGGGACCGAAAAGGCTCCTCTCTTGGAGGACGTTGAAGGCTACTCCTCGATCGAGATTGAGGGCATTACCTTCATCAATTATCGCGGCACAGACGATAAGTCGAAGATCGCCATCGGCTCGACCGAGGCTCGCTTCTTTCCGATCGGCGCACGCGGTGCCTTCAAGGTTGGCTTCTCGCCGGCCAACGAGTTCAAGCCCTTCTTGAACCAGCGCGCACGCGAGTATTACGGTTTGCTTCTCGCCGATCCTTCCGGCCGTGACGCTTGGGATCGCGTCGAGATCTACAGCTACCCGCTCTTTGTAGCGACCCGGCCGGAGATGCTGATCCCGGGCAAGGCTAAGTAGGATGGGTATCGTCACCACTCCAGGCTTCTATGGTGGCTCCTTTCTCAAGGCTGGTCAGCACATCGAAACGGCCACGTTGCCCCCATCTGACAAGGCGGCGGTGGATGGCTTCTCTGCGCTGACACGTTCCGAGCTGCTTAAGCTGGCGGAGGAGCGAGGAATGTCACCTCCATCCAACGCATCCAAGCTCGATCTCGTCGCGTTGTTGGAAGCGCCCTAAAATGCCAGTCCTCGGGAAGGCGGGCGATCTCCGGTCAAGCGTCGTCCGTTGCGCCGATCGCATCTTCGCCGAGCAGGTCCGCTTCTCCTTTCTTCGGAAGGGAGAAATAGATCCTGCTCGGCTTCCAATAGAGATCGCCGCCGTTCTCCGGGCCGGGCGCGGCGATGAACGGAACATGTCCGGCGGAATGGCGCAGGAGTGGAGCGCCCGGATTGCAGCCGGGAAGGCCGAGCTTCACGTCGATCGCGGCGCCTATCCCGACTTGATCGTTCGAAACGACGATCGCGTCTGTGCCTTGGAACGTCCCGGCCAGCCCTGGTTTCAGGTGCTGCGCGTGGACGATCGGGGCGATACACGCCTCGTCCTGGCCTTGGGGGAAATATGAGCCTTGCGCGCATTGCCCTTCGCACCGCTGCCGTCGAGGCCATCAAGGGTCGGACTATGGTGGGAGAGAACGTCCTCGACAGTCCGAACGGCGCGCTCGATATCCAGTCGGACGGCACGCTTCGGACGGAAGAGGACAAGCCGTTCGTCGCGATCTACACCGACGAGGGCGTGGCCGACGATGTTGCCGAGCGCGATCTGACCGAGAACGGCTCCTGCGTCCTCGTGATCGAGATCGGCATTTCCATGGCGATGACCGAACTCGACCGCGAGACCGGGCAATCGACGATCGTCGGCGTTTCCGTGCCTGCCAGCGATCGGGCCTTCGAGTTCTTTCTGGAGCTCGTACAGCGTCAGGTTCTCGACGCCCTCAGCGATCCCGACAGCGTCTGGGCTGATATTTTCCGCGCGCTCCACACGCGCGTGGAAAAGATGGAGGTTGGGGCGCGTCGCACCAGCGATAACGGTCAGAAGCTCGCCGGGCATCAGACGAGGCTTCAGCTGGCTCTCATGCCCGACCCCGTTCGCGGCGCTCCATTGGACCCGCGTTCCGCCATGGCTCGATTTCTGACGGCCCTCGAGGCCGAGGGCGAGGCGACCTACGTTGCCCAGGCCGTTGCCATGCGCAGCGTGCTGGGTGGCATCGCTCCGGACTGGAAGCTGCACCAGGCTCGTCGTGGGCTGACCCGGATGGAACTCCATGCCTTGGGGCTCGGTCCGCTGGAGGCGGACACCGACCGCACGACGCCGCCCTTCGCTGGCGCGCGCGTCGATGCGGGCGGCGCCGGCGTCCGCGAGGTGCCCTGATGTCGGTTCACAAGACGATCGCCGAGCTGCGGCAGACCGTCGAGGAACTGCGCACGACGGTCGCCAATCTGCTTCGGCCCGGCGCGGTTGCGCAGGTCGACGCCGAGAAGGGCTATCGCCTGAAGCTCGGGCAGGACGGCGAGGGCGGGGACTGGCTCTCACCCTGGCTGCCGCATCCCGACACCGGCAAGACGAGCGTTCCGCTGAAGGTCGGCCAGGTGGTCGGCCTGATCAGCCCGAACGGCGACATGCGGCAGGGCTTCCTCCTGCGCGGCGGCTACGGCGGCAACCACAAGAGCCCGAACGGGAACATGGACGCCAACGTCTTCGAGGACGCCGGCGTCCGGTTCGAGGTGGCAGACGGCGCGCTCGTCATCACGGCGGGCGGAACGACGATCAAGGTTTCCGGGGAGGGGCTCTCCATCACCGGCGGCCGGGTCGAGCACGACGGCCAAAACATCGGCTCCAGCCATGTCCATCCCGGCATCCGGCGCGGGGATTCGAGGACGGACCCGCCCGAGTAGGAACCACACCCATGGACTTCGACCGACGCACCGGCGCGCGCCTGACCAACTATCAGAGCGCCCTGCAGTCGGTGGAGATCCTGTTCTTCTCGCGCATCGGCTCGCATGTGCTCTTGCGCGAGTTCGGGGCGGGGCTGGTCGAGTTGCTCGGCCGCAAGCTCAATGCCCGTCTCTTCTCCGCCTACATGCTCCTGATGGCCGCCGCGATCGACCTTTGGGAGCCGCGCTTCCGGGTGCGCCGGATCATTCCCGGCGGAACGGTCGACGAGCTGCGCCAGGGCGCGGCCAAATTCTCCATCGAGGTGGAGTTCCGGCCCCGCGCGCACTTGGGCGACCCTTCAGTCGAGGGCGTCCGGACATTCGGGCTTCGCTTCGGGCGGACGGCAGGGGTGACGGAATGAGGGCACCGACCGCGATCGACCTGTCCGCCGTGCCGCTACCGGCGGCGATCGAAACCTTCACGCCGGCGGCGATGCGCGCCGCCTTCAAGGAACGGTTCCTTCTGGCATGGGCCGAAGAGCGCCAGCGCGACCCGACCCTGCCAGAGTTCACCATCGGCGAACTGGAGGCGAACCCGGTCGCCATTCAAGGCCGCGTCTTCTCTTTCCTCCGCCTTCTCGACCGCCAGCGCGTCAACGACGTGGTGCGCTCGGTCTTCGCGACGACGGCGACGGGCGCTGATCTCGACGCGCTGGTCGCGCGCCAGAATGTGCAACGCCTCGTTCTTCAGGCTGCCACGCCGACCAGCGCGGTGGTGATGGAGAGCGACGCCGCGCTGCTGCGGCGCTATCTCCTATCCTTCGATCGCGGCTCGGCCGGGTCGGCTGACCGCTTCCTCTACGAGGCTTGGACCGCATGGCCTCTAATGGGCGATGCGCGGGTCAACGGCTATGCCGTCCACAAGCGCCGTGGCGACACCCATATCGTGGTCGCCGGGCCGGGCGGGCGCGAGCCGACCAAACCCGAGCGCAAGCTCGTCGAGGCCGCCTGTCTCGCGCCGCATGTCGCGCCCGAGGCGATTGCGGTGTCGGTCCTGCCGGCAACGCCGGCAACCTATCGCGTGCGGTTGCGCCTCGACCTCCGGCCCGGTCCCGATCAGGCGCTGGTCGAGGCAGACGTTGCCGCGCGCATCAAGGCCGCTGCGGAGACGCGCTGCGTCATCGGCGGCGAGGTGCCCGCGGGCTTCTTTCGCGGCATCGCCTTCGGCAACGTCAATGTGCTGGCGGCCGAAGATCTGGCGCCGGTCGAGATCGTGCCGGACCCCTACGTGATCCCGTCGTTCCTCGGTTTGGCCGTTGAAGCGAGGGTGCGCTCGTGAGCTCCGGCAGCGAGGTCATCTACTCCGAGGCCGGACCCTTCGAGCGAGCGTTGGCGAAGGCCTTCACCGACAGGCTGCCGATCCCGATCCGCGACCTGCTCGACCCCGCTCTGACGCCCGAGGCGTTCCTGGCGTTCCTCGGCTCCAGCGAATCCGCTGACCTGTGGTTCGGGGACTGGCCGCTCGTGCGCAAGCGAGAAATGGTCCAAGCCGCGCGCGATGGGCTGGCCGCGCTCAAGGGCACGCGGGACGGGCCGGACGCCTTCATCCGCTTCGTAGGCGGCGCGATCCTCGATCGCATCTCCTACCCCACGCGCTTCGTGCTGGGGCGGGCCCGGGTCGGCCGCACGCCGATCGGGCATCCGCCCTTCGCGGCGCGCTACCTCGTGAAGGTCGCCACAACGCGCCCGCCTCGCGCCCTGGTGCTGGGGCGCGGGATGCTGGGGCGCGCCACGCTTCGCACGCCGACCCGCGAACCGCTTCGCCGATGCCTTGTGGCGCTCGCCGCGTCGAAAGGCGAGGCCACCGAATATCGCGTCGACTTCTCCCATCGTCGGACGCTCCGCCTCGACGATGCCCCTTCGCTGGATGGCGGCTTTCGCCTGGGCCAGTTCGTCGATCGCGTCCGCTTGTAAGGAACGCCATGAGCAAGCTCATTCTCTTCTCGGAAGCCGAGACCGCCGAGCCCTCGGATTTCGAGGCCATCTCGAAGGCGGCACGCGAAGGCGGCGAGAACATCGTGGGCGGTGCCATCGCCTATCCGCACCACTGGGCGCGCTTCTCGATCGCCACCCCATCCTCGGCCCGCATCCGGGTCGGCGCCGGCACGGTCTGGCAGGACCAAATCCTCTACGATCTGGACCAGGCGGTCGATATCGACCTGACGCCGCACATGCCGCTCATCATCGGCGACCAGCGCTATGTCGCGATCCTTGCCAGCGGCGCGACGGTCACGGACCAGGAGCAGCGCTTCGTCGAAACCGACGTCGAGACCGGCGCTTCCGTTCCGGTCAACGTGCCCAAGGTCGAGCGGCGCACCGTCGAGTTCCGTGTCCAGCAGGGGCTCAACTCGCCGACGCCGCTTCGTCCGGTGATCGCGGCGACGGATTGCTGCATCGGCTTCGTGCTGCTTTCCAACACCAAGATCGAGGCGATCGAGAGCGCTCAGGATTGGCGCGTCAAGACGCTCTACGAGGTCGAGGGACGCGTCACCGTGCTCGAAGGCCAGATGGCCGTGTCCTTCGCGCGCACCCAGACCCTCGCGACGGATCTCGCCAACCTGCAGGCCATGCTGAAGGACTTCCCCCGCAAGGAGATCGTCCAGCAGCTGCAGCGCGACACCGCGCAGCTCCGCCGCCTGGCGAACCTACCCGATGCGGCGCGCGGCTATTTCTACGACGCCGCGCTGGTGAAGGACCAATGGGCCGTCACGAACGCGCAGTTCCTCGCGCGGATCGCGGAAGGCGTTCGCTTCGGTTGGGCGGCCGAGCGCGACGAGCGTCTGGAGATCCTGAACCCTGCCCAGGCCGGCATCCGCATCGAGGGCGATATCCTCATGCCGGCATGGACCGAGAAGACCAAGATCGAGGTCGACGGGACCGGATCGACGAAGAACATCTCCCAGCAGGTCCACACCGTGACGACGCCGGTCGAGCGGACGGTCTCCCGCTCCTCGGTCTCCTACGGCCCGACCGTCGCCATGTGCGACAACTATAAGGAATGGGCGCAGATCGGCACGGCGCGCGAAGGCGCGGTGTTTCAGGCGAACGGCGAGAGCTTCGTGAAGCTCGGGCTGATCGACGCCTCCTATGCTGGCCAGTCGCTTGACGTCTCGATCTTCAACCAGACCCACGGGTCGAACATCACGGCGGCGGACGTCATCGTCCACAACAGCCAGGTGGCGCAGACCGGCTATCGCCAGATCTACGCGGCCAAGTCGATCGAATATAACTACTGGACCGAGACCTATTGGGACTACGTGACCGAGACGTTCGGGATCAACGGTTCGGTCTACGGCCAGACGTTCCTTCTCACCCAGCCGATCATCCTGACGTCGATCGAGGTGAAACTCGACCGCGTCGCGACGGACGGCGAGGTCACGCTCCTGCTCTGCGAGGTCTCGGCGACGGGCGAGCCGCTCTTCGACGCGGTGCTCGCCCGCTCGACGCTGGCCGCGAAAGACCTGGCGCGCGGATGGGTCCGCTTCCCGTTCAAGCCGCGTTTCATGCCGCCCGGCAAGCGCTATGCGTGGGTGACGGTCACGACGGGCAATCACTCCCTCGTCACCGTCACCGGCGCGAAATACGCTCAAGGGACTCTGTTCTGGTCGACCGATCAGGGCTGGTTCCAGGGTGCGCCCGAGGAGGACTTCGTCTTCCGCGTCAACGGAGCCGAGTTCACCACGACGCGCGCCGTTGTCGAGTTCGATCCGCTCGAGCTCGAAAACGGCATGACCGAGCTCAAGCTCCTTTACGAGAGCTGGTGCCCGGACGGCACCTCGATGATGTGGGAGGTCAAGCCGAGCGGTCGGGAGGAATGGGAGCCGCTTCGCGCCGAGACGGCCGAGGCGCCCAATCCGCTTCGCGGCCTTCCGGCGCTCTGCCGCCTCCGCCTGACGATGATCGGCACGACCGGCCTCGCGCCCGCGATCGTCCTCAACGCCAAGGCGCGGGCCATGACGCGGCGTCCGCGCGGCGACATGCGGGCGCTGACGAAGGAGCTGCGCTTCGGCTATTCCACGACACGGATCGACGTCGAGATCTCGCTCGACCAGTTCGACCCCGCGCTGCACGATCTCGATCCCAAGATCGTCGCCGGCGGGGTGGTCTACACGCCGACCGTCGAGAGCCTGTCGCGCGATCTGTCCAAGGCGACGCGGCGACTCCTGACCGCATCCTTCTCGATCCCGGCGAGCTCGGCGGCCGTGCTCCGGCTCGATGCGATGACGACGGCGGTCCAGTCCGTCCCCTTCGTCGAGAACGTCTCTCTCTACGCCCTCTGAGGATGCCATGAAGCCTTTCGAGATCGACGAGGGCGCGACGTATCGCGTCCTCATCACCAAGCCCGTCACGCTCGAGACGATGCGGCTTCTGCCGCGTGACCAGCACAAGATGCAGGGATCCGTTCTCGCCGGCATCGTCCGGACGGACGGTTGGGAGGCGATCCATGAAGCCAACCCCATCGCCTGAGACGGACTATAAAGCCCCACCCGGGATGGATCTAAACCGGGAGATTTGGGACGCCGTGTTCGGCGACCTCTCCAAGCGGGTTCGCCGAATCGAAGGCAAGGCCATCGAATACGACGACACCATCGACCGCCTGACCGATCAGGCGCTCGCGCTGATCAGCCAGAACGTTACGACCGAGATCATCGCGCGCCGGGCTGAGCTCGTTGAGCTGCAGGCCCTGTCCGACGTTCTCGAGGGGCGCATCAATACGCTCCTCACGAACGGCGTCTCGACCGATGACGTGCGGATCCAGACGGCCATCGCCGGTCTCACCGCCAATCGTCTCCACCCCGCTTTGGCGGAGCTCCTCGCGAAGATTGCTGCCAACGCGACCGGTCTCTCTGACCTGAAAACCGCATTCGAAGGTCGGCGCCGGATCACGGTCGCCAGCCTCTATCTCGGGGGGGCGTGATGCCGTCGCCAACCAACTCGAAGCTGACAACGACTGATTGGTCGGCGGTTCTGACCGTGCCGCCCAACAAGCGCGGCGTCTACACCGTCAACGTCGCCCCGCTCGGCGCCTGCAAGGTCAAGCTCGCCGTGACCGGGGGCGCGGCGCCAGGCGATGCCGACATCGTCGAGAACGACGTCGCGCTCGCGATCGGCGCCGGCCCGCTCGCGCGTGACGGGATCGTTCTGGATGCCGGCTCGAAAATCTACGTGAAGACCGACACGGCCAACATGGCCGCCGTGCAAGTATGGTTTGTCGAGGAGGCCGCATAATGGGCCGCATTGCGCCTGGCTCCAATGGGGGGCCGCTGAAGAATCCAACCAAGAAAATCCGCATCGCCTTCCAGGCCAACGACACGATAACGCCGACCGATAAGTGGGCCGAGGTCTACGCCATCGTCTTGGGGGGTGGGGAAGGTGGTGAAGGCGGTCGTTCTGCCATAGACGCTAACAAGCATGCTTCCGGCTCTGGTCGGGGCGGCAGCGCAGGTGGTTATGCGGAAGGACCGATCGCATTCACTCCAGGCGTTGCTATTCCGATCACGGTTGGCGTGGCCGGTGTAGGGGGTGCCGGCGGTGGACCTAATACAGGCAACAATACTTGGAGTAGCACACCGGACGCCGCCGGCGGCCTCGGAACGGCTGGCGGCACATCGAGCGTTGGAACTCAAATTTCTGCAACCGGCGGTTCGGCCAGTGGCCCGGGCGTTGGATATGGAGGGATTGTCAACCGAACTGGGGGGCTTGGGGGAATTCGAGCGCTATACGCATCCACAGCCTTGAGTAACGGGGGTGGCCCTGGCGGCGGTGGCGGCGGCAGCGCCGGTAACCGACACACCAACGGGTATCGAGGCGGCAACGGCGCACAAAGGAGCAGTTCTGGTCAAGCCTCAACTAATCCGACATCAGGTGGCGGCGGAGCTGGAAACGGTGGGCCGGGAGTGGATGCTACACCGGGAGGAACATTGATCAACCTCGGCGGACCTTCGCTCGTAAATCAGGCGACTGTCGCGAGAACTTACTTTGACGAGTTTTTCGATCCGAACGCTTCTTTCTCAGTTGCGGTTACCACCGCAGACGCAAACACCGTCTATGGAGAGGGGCAGGGTTCCGCCGGTCTATATGGGAACGTGGCCTCGTCCAGCGACTTGGCAGGCGTCGCAAAGCCCGCCGGGAAGTTTGCAGGCGGTGGTGGTGGAGCGGGGGCGGCAAATACTGCGAACGGTAGCACTGGTCCTTCAGGTCAGAAGGGGTCCGATGGCTCGTTTGGATGCGGCGGCGGTGGTGGCGGTGGTGGCGGCTCCAACGCTAGCCAAGGCTATTACGGCCAAGGCGGTCGTGGTGGAAACGGTGGTCCCGGTCTCGTTCTTCTCGAAATCACGATGGGCGTCTAAGCCATGAAGGTGCGTTTGATTGGCGGCGTCGTCGTAGAGCTTTCCGACGATCCCGCGAGCAAGTTTCACCCTGACATCGCGAAGGAGTTTGTCGCCGTTCCCAAGGGCGTTCCTGAGGGTTTCGGCGTCGGATATCGGCTTGAGGGCAAGAACTGGATTGCCCCTTTGGCATCCGCCTCGGCCGATCAAGCGGAACCCGAGCCGGCCTTCCGCCTCAAGCTCACGCCGAGCGAGTTCCGCAACGCCTTCTCGGCTTTCGAGGAGGTTGCGATCGTCGAGTTCTCCGCCGGCCAGAGCGAGAGCGACAGCGCCGAACAGAAGACGCTGCGCAAGGTGATCGGTGTCTTCTTCGACCGCATCAAGGATCCCCACCTGACGACGGTCGACCTCACCGACCCGCGCAACCTTGCCGGCCTCGATATCCTCGTCTCGGTCGGCATCCTCACGCCGGAGCGTCGCGAGGTGATCGCGCGCGGCTTGCCGGGGTGACCGACCATTGCACCGGCTGGTTCGAAGGGGCCTGGGGGCACTGCTGCGCCGCCCATGACCTCGCCTATTCGAGCCTTGCCGCCTCGAAACTCGGTGCTGATCTCGACTTGGTGCGCTGCGTCTCCGATGCCGCCGGCTGGCCTATGGCTCTGGCCATGGGAGCCGGCGTCGTTCTCCTCGGCCTTCCGTTCTGGATTCGGGCGCGCCTCAAGCGCTGACGGTCCCCCTTCGATTGCCTTTCCCAAGCCCGGCCCTCGCGCCGGGCTTTCGTTTTTCCGACCTTCAGGAGACCCCCGATGTCGAACCCGATCTTCGGCATGTCCGTTGCGCGCCCGAACGACGAGCCCGTGCCGACTGCCGGTGCCGACTTCTCCAAAATGCTCCTCATCGAGACGAGCTCGGACGCCAACGCCACGGCCTTTCCCGTGATGACGCCCAAGCGCTTCTCGACCAGCGACACTGCCACCGTTGCCAAGCTCGGCACCGGGCCGCTGCGCGACGCCGTCGCCGGCATCAACGCACAGCTGACCGGCTTGAACGTCGGCGCCGACGTCACGGTGCTCCGCGTTCAGGAAGGCGCCAGCGTCGCCCAGACCGTCGCCAACATCGCCGCTGCACTGTCGCAGGTCGGCTATATCGCCTCGGCCGTGAACGCCACGCCGCGCCTTGTCTGGGCCGGGCGCACCGCCTGGCGTGCCGACGCGGACACGGCGAACCCGATCGTCGCCGCGCTGCCCGAGGCGCTGGAGAAGCTGCTGGCCATCGCGCCGGTGGACGTCGACGACACCTCGGCCGCGAACGCGATCGACGCGCGTGAGACGATGAACTCGCAACGCCTCATGCCGATCGGCGTTGCCGGCCGTGTCTACGAGGGCGCGAACCTCGTCACGCGCCCGATGGGTCCGCGCGTGCTGGGCCTCTTCGCTCGCGTCGACAACGAAAACGAGGGCAAGCCCTTCGACCCGATCGCCAACCGCGCGATCTATGGGCTCGCTGGCCTGTCCCGGCCGATCGCCTTCTCGCTCTTCGACGGCTCGACCGAAGGGCAGCAGATGCTCGATGGCGAGGTGTCGATCGTCGTGCCAGGCGAGGTGAACGTCGACGGCGCCATCGCAGAGGGCGGCTTCACCTTCATCGGCACGGACAACACCGACACGGGCGAGCTCTGGAAACAGATCCACCAGGTGCGCGGCGCCGACTACATCACGGTCAAGCTGATCGAGATCACGCGCCGCTTCCTGGGTCAGAAGATCACGGTCGACATGGCCGAGGCCTACGTCAATTCGATCCTCTTCATGCTGCGCGACCACAAAGCGGCCGGCGACATCCTCGGCTACGACCGCAAGGTCTTCATCCCCGACCAGAACTCGCCGGAGAACATTCGGCTGGGGCGCATCAAGCTCGATCTCGGCATCGAACCCGCGCCCGTCTTCAAACAGGCGGCGATCGACCTGCGCCGCTATCGCCCGGCCGTCGAGGCCCTGGTCGCCGACATCGTCGCCCGTCTCAACACCGTCGCCTGATCGGCGCGCGCCAGAGGAACCCCATCATGGCCCAGACGCCTCTTCTAATCCTCACCGCCGTCGACGTGCGCCGGGCGACCCAGACCGGCCTTAGCCGCGCCAACACGATCTCGACCCTTACCATCCCGCCGATCAAGCGCGTGGTCGCCCCTCACAATCCGGGCGGCGGCATCATGGAGGTGGACTTCACGCTGCCCCGGATCGAGAAGCTGGAGCCCGCCTTCAAAGCGATGGGTCTCGACGAGGACGTGTTCCGTGGCATGGGCGAGCGGGACAAGTGGACCTTCGCGTCCTCCTATGTCGACAAGCAGGCCGGGGTGACCCGCGCGGCGCGCGGCATCATCGAAGGCTGCATCACCAGCTGGGAGCCGGACGAGAGCGACCCCAAGGAGTTCAAGGGCTGCAACCACGCCTTCGCCGAGGTGGTGCATTTCGAGTTCACCGTCGACGGGATCGAGTGGTGCTACTTCGACTTCTGGGAGCGCGAGGCCCGCTTCATGGGCAAGTCCATCTTCGAAAGCCAGCGACGTGGGCTGGGGGCCTAAGCCATGGTCGAGGATCGCGATAGCGAATTCGAACGGCTCCGAGTGGTCCCGTTCGAGGAATTGCGGGCAGAGATCGCGGAGCCGGTGGCCGCTCCGGTGCCCGTGTCTGTGCCCACGCCGCCTCCCGAAGTGACCGCCGCCGCTGTTCGCAGCGGCGCGGTCTACGATGAGAATCCGACCGATCGGCCGTTTCTGCTGCGCTATCCCTTCAAGATCGGCATCGTGCGGTACGACAATCTCCTGTTCCGCCCACCGGCCTTCGAGGATGTGGAGGCGGTCGTGCGGGGCGAGACCACCGAGCAGGAGATGCACGCGCGCATGGCGGACGTGCCGGTTGAGGCACTTCGCGCGCTGCGCTGGGTCGATAGCGAGATCGCGACCTTCATTGCCCGAAGCCTCTGCCCGGAATTCAATCGGAGATAACGCATGGCCCGGCTGTCAAGCGAACTGATCCTCAGCCTGACCGATCGCGTATCCGGTCCGGCTCGAGGCGTCGACCGGTCGCTTGACCAGTTGGAGCGACGAGAGCGCTCGCTGGCACGACAATCCCGCCAAACAGCCGAAGACGCAGCCGATATGGGGCGGTCGCAAGATGTCGTCGCAGCGGGGATGGCTCGCGTTATCGCTCCACTCGCTGGCGCCTTTTCAGCGCAGCAAATCATTGCGTCTGCCGCCGACTTCGAATCGTCTATGACGGGCATCCAGAAGAAGGCCGGCACCACGGCGGAACAGACCAAAGCCTTGGGCGAAGAAATCAAGGCGCTCGCGGCCTCGGGCGAGCTTGCCGTGCCGATCGAAGAGATCCTCGGCGCCTACGAGCGCGGCGCGGCGGCCGGCATTCCGATCGCCGAGCTGAAGGAGTTCGCGCGGCTTTCGGTTAAGGCAGCCGATGCCTTCGAGATGCCGGCCGAGGAAGTCGGCAACTTCGCCTCCAAGCTCAAAACGAGCATGGGCCTGTCGGAGACAGCCATCAAGCGTGTCTTCGACCTAACGAACTCGCTCGCCGACAGCGGCATTTCGGACGAGAAGGACATCGTCAACTTCGTGGATCGCTCGGCCGCGTCGCTCAAAACGCTCGGCCTGACAATGGATCAGACCCTGTCGCTTGGATCGACCCTTCTCAATCTGGGCATGCCGGCCGAGGTCGCCTCGACGGCCATGGAAGCGCTGTCGACCAAGATGCTGACGGCCACGACGCTGACCGGTGAGAGCCGTAAGACGTTCGAAAAGTACATGGGGCCAGTCAAGAAGTTCTCGAAGGCTGTAAAAAAGGACGCCAACGGCGCTCTGCTTCAGATGCTCGATCGGCTTCAGGCCTTGAACTCCGAACAGCGGATGGATTTCCTGTCCTCGTTCGTCGGCCAGGAGCACGCCGGCAAGATCCTACGCCTTGCGGAAGCGGCCGACGAATATCGGCGCAACCTCGCGCTCGCGGCCGACGAGGCCAAGTGGACCAATTCGCTCGACACGGCTTACAAGCTGAAGCTCGACGACTTCTGGTCGCAGTGGCAACTGGTGAAGAACGCCTTCCGCAACCTGACGATCGACGCTGGCTCTATGGGACTTCCCGCGCTGACGGATGGTCTCTCCGGCATCAAGACGCTGATCGCCGAGATCGGGCAGGGGTTGAAGACGCTCGAAGCCAAGGTCGACTGGACCGACATCGACCGCGCGAAAGCAGCCGTTGTCGATCTGGGCGGGTCGATCGCCGACCTTCTCCAGATGGACACGTCGAAGTCGCCGATCGGCGACTTCTTCTCCGATATCGCGAAGGGCATCAACGAGGTCTCGCGGGCCACGAAATACGTTTCCGACGAGCTGAAGGACGTCGCCGACTTCATCAAGGATCCGGTCGGGTTCATGAACGACCCGGCACGGCGCCAAGCCTCCGGAGAGCGGAACGGCTTCAAGGCTTGGACGCCCGAGGAAAAGGCGGAGGCAATCCGCCAGCACCAGGCGGCTGAGCAACAGCAGGTCACCGATCGCGAGGCGCGGTCGCGGTCCGCCAATCCGCTCGAAGCCGTTCAGGCTCGAACCGAGATCGGCGCGCTGGGCGGCACGCTGCCGCCGTCACCGCAGCAGCGCCGGCCGGATCCTGTGCGCCGCGCGATCGGTGCTGCCGAGACGGTCGGCGAGGAACAGGCCAACCTCAATCAGGCGACCGGCTTGCGGCGCAGCTATTTCGGCAAGCGTCTCGCGACGGCGAAGGCAGAGTTGGCGGACCTGAGCGCCGGCTTGCCGGAGGCCGCGCGCGCCTCGCTGGATGCCTACGCTGCGGCAGTGGCTGCTGGTGGCGGGCAGGTAACCGACCAGGCGCGTCTAATCGGCGAGAACATCCGCTCGGCTCTGTCGGTGACGGCGACGCCTCAGGTGGACACGTCCGGCATTGATGCGGCGCAGCTGAAGGTCGACCAGCTGCACCGATCGCTGACAGCGCTCCCGGGCGCCGTCGAGGGAGCAGCCCTGAACGCGCGGCGCGCGGCCGAGGACTACGAAGACGTCAACGCCGATATCGGGAACTGACCATGCTCTACAATCTCGGCGCGGTCGCGATCGACACGACGCCATTCTCGATTGACGAGGTCGAGCGGGTCGCCTCGGCGGACTTCGCCGTGAAGGCGCTGCTCGGCACCGCGCCGCAGCGCGAGTTCATGGGCGAGGGCGACGACACGCTGACGCTCTCGGGCCAGCTGCTGCCCGAGCGCATCGGAGGATTGACCGAGCTCGAAGCCCTGCACGGCTTCCGCCGCGCCGGGCAGCGCATCCCGGTCATGCGGGGCGACGGCAAGATGGAAGGATGGTTCGTCATCACCGAGATCCGCGAAGCCCATGCAGAACTCGGCCGGCGGGGCGTCGGCGGCACCCTCAATCACACGCTGACCCTGGTGAAGGTCGAGCCGGACGGAACGAACCCCAGCATCCTCGGCAGCCTCATCTCGCTCTTCGGATTGCTCTGATGCCGACCCGGATCACGACACGCGGCCGGCCGCTCGTCCTCGACGAAATCCTCGCGGCGGAGTTCGGGGCCGAGCTCGCGCGCACGCTGCTCACCGCGACGCTCGACTTGAACCCTGGACTGGCCCAGCTCGGCGCGTTCATTCCGCCCGGCACGGATCTGCTACTGCCTGACCGACCAACGGTTTCCGCCACCCGCACGGTGGTCTCGCTCTACGGGTGATGCATGGCATGGACGGTGGATTGGGCCGTGACGATCGACGGCCGGGACGCCAGCAGCGCCATGCGCCCGTACCTGATCTCGATCGACATCTCGGACAAGGATGGGACGTCCTCCGACAACTGCCGTCTCACCTTCGACGATCGCGGTGGGCAGGCGCTCCTGCCGAAAGAAGGGGCCTCCGTTCGTGTGACCATGAACGGCGTGGTCGCCTTCGAGGGCATCGTGGATTCGACGCCCTGGACACTGACCCGGGGCGGCGGCCGTCTGCTCGAGATATCCGCCAAAGGGCGCGATCCGCGCGGGAAGACGAAGCAGGGCCAGCGCTGGCATCTCGACGATGCGACGCTTGGTGAGGCGCTAGAGAAGGGTGCGAGCGAGGCGGGCCTTTCCGGTATCGTCGTCGCGCCCGATCTGGCGGCGATCCGTCGGAGCTACTGGTCGCCGGATGGAGCCTCGTTCCTCGGCTGGGCAACGCGCCTAGCGCGCGATCTAGGCGCCACGTTCAAGGTTCGCGGCGACCGCGGCGTGTTCGCAGCTCGGGGAGAAGGCCTCGCCGCCACCGGGGCGGCGATGCCGACCATCCGGGCCACCATTCCCGGCAATGTCATCTCCGTTCGCCTCGACCCCCTGAAAGGGCGCTCTCGCTACAAGAAGGCCCGCGTGCGCTCGTTCGATCGCGATAAGGCCGAGTTCAAAGTCTCCGACTTCGAGTTCGACACGGGCGAAGATGAGCCGGCGAGCGAGGAGCGTCGGTTCGACGCGGCGGACGAAGACGACGCCAAGGCGATCGGGAAGGGCCGCAAAAGCGAAGCGGCCCGCGAGAGCGGCGACGGCACGATCGAGATGCTGCTGCAGCCCGAGGCGCAGGCGGAAGGGACCCTTGTCCTCACCGGTGCCCGGGACGGCATCGACGGAACGTTTCGGATCGTCTCGGTCAACCACAAGGCCGATCGAGCCGGAGGCGCGCTGACCTCGCTGGAGATCAAGCAACCGGGCGGCGGGGCAGGGCGTGACAGCCGGGCCCCGAAGAAAAAGAAGGCGGCGGCCTCGCCGGTCGCCGCGCCTTTCACCTGAACAAGCGCAGGACGGCGGAGGCGCCACCCTGAGGATAGATCAGCGGCAGGCGCCGGCGGCTTCTTCGACCAGAAGGCCCAGGACGCGATAGTCGTCACCGAGCGGCGATCTCCCCTCGTTCGTATCCTGAACGGGTAGCTTGCCCCGGCTGGTTTCGACGAAGGCGCCCGGCCGGCGCGACTTTCCGTTCAGAGTGTAAAACTTCCCATCGATCTGCATGAAGCGCGGGCCTGGGCTCGCGGCGCAGTAGAGCTCGATGGTCGTGACGCTCGGTGCGATCGTCTTGAGATCCGCGAGCGTCGACGGGCTGACCTGGGTCGCGCCGATCGAGCTCATCGTTTCGAAGGTGCCTGGGCGGTTGACCGGGGCATAGCCGAACGCTTCGACCTTCGCCATGTCGGCGCCCGTCGCGGCACTGGAAACCAGCAGAACCGCGGCGACCGTCATCTGCAGCTGCCTGAAACCACGCATATTCCACCCCCGCAAGTGCTCTGGCCGAGCTCGGCCGACCGCAATCTCAGCGAGTGGTAGCGGCATTCCGTGCCGGTCGGCAAGCGGCGCTCCGTTTCCTGCGACGCGACCGGTGCTTGGCCGGCCGGCCGCACATCGTCACCCACTGCAAACGAAGGACGTTTTCGTGACCACGAAGCGATATACCGTCATGCCCGGCGTCGTCTGGGTGGCCGGCCGGCCGGCACCCGCCGACCGCTCTATCCTGCTGACCGACGAAGAGGCACTGTTCGATCTGCTGCTCGGGCGGATCGTGCTCGCGGGATCGGGCACGATCGCGCCCGTCGACCCGGCCATCGAGGAGTCCGACGCGCTGCTGATGCGCCGGGGCGGCCTCGAGCGACGTCTGCTGGTCGAAGAACTGATGGCCTTCCTTCGCACCAAGGGCGTCGGCGGAGCGTCGCTGCAGCTCTCGTCCACCACGTTCGCCACGGGCGCCGCGAAGGATGCCATTCTGGCCGCGATCTCGGCGCCGGAGGGGTGGCGAGTCGAGGCCGAGACCACGTTCGGCGGTCGCGCGAAGGTTTCGGGCCGGCAGCTGTTGGCCGCGCAGGGTCTCAATGCGCCGGCAACGGGCTCGATCCGACTTCGGGCGACGAGCCCGGACGATGCGACTTCCGTGGTGCAGAGCTTCGCCGTTTCCGTGGTCGGTGCGCCGGTCGCCGACACGGTCGCTCCGATCGTGACCAGTCCCAAAACTTTCACTGTCGCGGAAAACACCTCCTTCGAAACGACGCTTGTGGCGGACGAGACGGTCACCTGGGCGAAGGTGGCCGGCGCCGATGCCGCGCTCTTCACGCTCGACGGCGCGAAGCTCTCCCTGGCTGCGCGCGACTACGAGGCTCCGAGCGACGCGGACGCGAACAACGTCTATCGCGTGAACCTGACGGCCACGGACGCGGCCGGTAACGTTACGCCCTTCACCATCGACGTGACCGTCGCCAATGTTCTGGAGGGCGCCCTTCCCACGATCACGCCGACCAGCGCGACGATCGCGCCGACCCTCGCCGCCGGTTCGCTCGTTCTCGACCTTCCCGCCAAGGTGGAAGGCGAGGCGCGCTCGTTCCTGACTGGCAGCCCTCTTGCAACCGATAATCGCTTCACCTTCTCCACCGCTGGCAAGCTCATCGTCGGCGCCGAAGCTCTGGCCGGAGGAACCATCAACGGCACGGTTCGCCAGACGCGGGAAGGCCAGACCTTCGATACGGCTGTGACGATCACTGTTGCCTTGCCGATGGGCCGCCCGATGCTGGCGTCTTCGCGTCTCCAGGCTTTGTCATCGCGTGTTCAGGTCACCTCGTCCGACACCTACAAGATGCGCTACATCGCCGAGTGGACATCCCTCTGGACTGAATATGGTCGGTCCTTCGCGCTTGCTGCGTGGTATGGCAACGAGCAGCCGCTGGGCAACGACTGGCCGATCAAGGCCATGGTGCTGGAAGTCAACGACGTGAAATACAACCTGACCTACAATGGTCAGGAGGCCTTCACGATTTCGGACGGCACCGCCATCTGGACGGACGAGCTTCCCGTTGTGATCCCGGCCAACTCGGTGATCCGGGTTGGCGTGGCGGACGAACTCGCTGTCGGCCAGTACCGTCCCTCGCAGGGGCCCGTCTTCCTGCCCCGCTCGGTGGTCCAGACCTCGAGCGGGCGCGGCGACGCGATCCTCTCCAGCGGCACGGCCTCGCAGGTCTCCGCGCTCAAGTCGAACACGGGCGAGGGCTTCACCAACACGCCGGGCATCGTCATCATGGACGGCCTGCCGATCATGTCCACGGCTCGCCCCTACGGCACGGCTTCGATCGCGCAGGCGACGGCGGGTCTGAAGGTCGGTGACAGCATCGGCTGGGGCGACCGGACGCAGGGCATGCCTTTCGGAATTTTGGCCGAGGATCTGGGTGCCTCCGGCTTTTTGGGACATGCCTTCAACACGCTTCCAGGCGGGCGCATTCCGTTCGCGAACCTCTGCGTTCCCGGCACCCGGCTGCCGGACCTTACGCTTTCGCCCACGCCGGTCGGCGTCCAGATCAAAGGCTTCGACAAGCGCCGCGCGCTGCTGGAGGCCAAGGGCTGGCCATACGATTTCATCCTCTGCGAGATGGGCTTGAACTCGGCCACCAACGGCACCGCCACCAGCGTCGTCGCGGATGCCAAGGCGGCCCACGCCCAACTTAAGAGCATGGGCAGCAAGCGAGTGATCCAGACGCTTCTTCTGCCATGCTCGGTCAGCAAGGATGAGGGCACAAACGCCGACAATGCCTTCCTCTACAGCAGCCCCGACGCATCGAAGCAGGTTCGCCAGGCAGGCGCCTCGATCGACGCGTTTAACGCATACATTAAGGGCACGCCGAGCGACGTCGACGGCTACATTGAACTGGCTTCGGCGATCGAAAGCTCGCCCGGATCCGGTAAGTTCGCAGCGGTCGCCAATCAGCAGGGCCGACTGACCGCCGATGCGGCGTCCGGGCAGAAGGTCGTCACCGTCAATTTCGCGGTGCAGCCAGGTGACGGCATCATCCTGAACCCTGGCGACACCACTCAAGCCGAGGCGAAGGACATTCAGTCCGTCGTCAACAATGGCAACGGCACCTGGACGCTCACTTTCCGCCAGAACCTCGCCAAGGCGCACACGGCCAACACCGACACCGGCGTCGTCACTGCAGCCGGCATCTATACGTTCGACGGCATCCATGTTGTGACGCAGGCGGCGCGCCGGCTGAAAGAGCGGATGCGAGCGAACGCACTTCAGTTCGACCCGCGACGGGCGCCTGTTCCGCCCTCCGGCTCTGCCCTCGTCACCATCAATAGCTTCGAGCCCGTCACCGTTGGTGGCGAGGCAATTTTCGTGAAGGCATCCTGACCATGGCCGACCTCGACACGCTTCTCGCCGATCGCAACCTTGGCGCTGACCTGCCGCTGAAGGTGGCCCGCAACGCCATCCGCCAGTGCCGGTTAGCGACCTATTCGCACTCCTTCGAGGCGTTCGGGCAGAACCGCATCGTCTCCGGCGCTGGCTTCGTGAACATCGCGGAGCCGCGCGGTTCGCATTTCTGGCTTCAGGCCATGATGGGTCCGCGCTTCATCGCCCCGCGAATGACCACGGGCAAGCACGGCGGTAAGTCCACGACCTTCATGGCCGACGATGCGCAGCTCCTTCCCTTCGTCGCGGAGTGCAAGGCCAACAAGATCAACACGGTTCTGTTCTTCGGCATCGTCAACGACAGCATCTCCACGCTGGCGGACACCGACCGGCTGATCGCCAACATCACCAAGATCAGCAAGGCCATCACGGATGCCGGCATCCTGTTCATCATCACGGATGACCTGCCGGCGGGACCGGGCAGCGGCACGAACTACACGCGGGATGCCTCCAAGCTCGCGGGGCTTAACCGTTACCAGCGTTGGGCGATGTTCGACCTTCCGAACCAGAACCCCCTTGTCTTGGCTGTGCCGGTCTACAACCGCTTCGTGGCCCGCAACGGAACCACGGGTGTCCCGGCCGACAACTCTCTGTTCGACGCCGCTGACCTGATGCACCCCAACGTGAAGGGCCACGCCCGCTACGCGCTGGAGATCTACAAGGTCCTGGACAAGCTGTTCTCACAGCGGGTCAACCTGTCCAACATCGACAACGCTAGCGTCTACAACGCCACGCTCAACAAGCGTGGTTCACTCATCGGCAACGGGATGATGGACGGCGACAACGGCTCGGGTCGCGCCACCAACTGGGGATCGGGTGGCCCGGCCGGTGGCCTCACGGCGGTCATGTCTAAGTTCGCGGACCTTGACGGCACGCCCGTCCAGCAGGTTGCCATCACTGGCACGGCTACTGGCGTAGGCGACTTCCAGTTCACCCGCACATCCGGCACCGGGAACTTCGAGCCCGGCGATACTCACTATGCGGAAGCGTTCATCCTCATCAAGAAGAGCGATGCGGCGGTCGGCTATCAGAACCTCCGGGGTGTGCTCGTCCAAGCATCGTGCTCCCACGCCTCACCTTCCGCCAACTACAACGGGCAGGCGGGCAACGTGATCGCCAACGATCCCTTTCCGACCGACCTGGACTGGTCGCAGTTCAACGAGGGCAAGGGCCTCTACTTCCGCACGCCGGAAGAAGTCATCGGCGCGGCTTGGCCTGCAACGAGCGCTTTCGCACAGTTGACGATCAAGCTCACAAACGACGCGGCCGCGGCCACTGACATCGTGATGCAGGTGCGACAGGCCGATTGGCGGAAGGCGTCGGCGGCTAGCGGCTTCTGAAGCTCACCACGCCTGGCGCTCCATGTGATCGAAGGCCTCTTCGGCCGTTGGACGCCGATACTGCCATTTGCCGTCAACGAAGCGCCGCATGAGCAGGCCTTTGGCCGTTTCGCCTGTGACGAGGGCTTTGGGGGAATATTCCTTCCACGGCTCCCATTCGAAAGACGGGCGAGGGCGAAAGAGAGACCACAACCTTTGAAGCATGCGGTGCCTTAGATTGCACGGCGTGGTTGATCAAGGGCCTTCTCGTCCGACCCCGTCAAGCCCGGCCCTCGCGCCGGGCTTTCTCATTTCCGGAGATCCCATGAGCCTCGTCCCCAACTGGCGGGCGGTGATCAAGCACGCCTGGTCGCTGCAGCTGATCGCGCTCGCATTCTTCTTTTCCATGGCGGAGATCGCGCTCCCCGCCTTCGACGGCGTCCTGCCGATCCCGCCGCGCGCCTTCGCCATCCTGTCCGGGTTTACGACCGCTGCCGCCTACGTGGCGCGCCTCCTCGCGCAGTCCAAGCTTTCGGAGACCACCGATGCCGGTGAATAAAATCGTCGCCACCAAGCGCGGCCGCGCGGCCATCGCCGGCGCGCTGGCGCTCGCCCTCACCAGCGGCTACGCCGCCTTTATGGGTGGGGTGCCGGCGGTGACGCCGGCGACCACCCGCGCGGCGATCGAGCAGGGCATCACGCCGCCGGCCGTATCGCTGGCCGTGGACCGGCTCATCAAGCCCTGGGAGGGCCTGGTCCTCCGATCGCATTGGGACCCCTTCGCGAAGATCTGGGACATCTGCTACGGCGAGACCCGGATCAACGGGAAGCCGGTCACCGCCGGCATGAGCTTCACGCCGGCCGAGTGCGACGCGATGCTCCAGCGACGTGTCACTCGCGACTATTATCTGCCGCTCGTCGACGGCGCGAAGGGCTTCCTCGACGCGCCCGTCAGCGTCCAGGCGGCGCTCATCTCCGGCGCCTATAATTTCGGGGTCGGCGCGGCCCTGAAATCGACGGCGGCGCGGCGCATCACCGAACGCCGCTATCGCGAGGCCTGCGAGGCGCAGACCGCCTTCAACAAGGCGGGCGGGCGAGTCGTCAACGGCTTGGTCAAGCGGCGCGAGATGGGCGACACCCAGCGCCTCGGAGAGGCCGAGCTCTGCGTCTCGGGGCTGCAGTGATGGGAGCTCGCGGCGTGCTTCGAACAGTCAGTGATGGGGGCTACCTACTTCACTGCCCGGGCTGCAATCAGCGCCATCGCGTCGGACCCGGCTGGTCCTTCAACGACGACTATGACGCTCCGACCTTCCGGCCCTCCATTCTGGTCACCGGCGTGCAACCCCTGACGGACGCCGAATACGACCGGGCGATGGGTGGCGAGGCTATCGAGCCCCGGCCGCTCGTCTGCCACTCCTTCGTGACGGACGGGCAAATCCAGTTCCTCGACGACTGCACGCACGCGCTCGCCGGGCGGACCGTTCCCCTCGGCCCAAGCGAAGGGGAAAGCCCATGACCATCCTCGGCACTCTGAAACTCGCCGGCGCGGCCGTCGTCGGCCTGGCGATCGGCTTGGCGGCGGCCATCCTCTACGGCTGCTTCTTTGCGCTTCCGGACGCTCGCGAGGCCGGCCGGCTGGAACAGCGCGCCATCCACGACGCCGATCGGGAGAAGGCCGAGGCCGTCGCGGTCGCGCAGGCCCGCGCCACTCAAAGCCGGATCGAGGCGATCGAGGCCGGCTATCTCCAGCGCGAAGCCGACCGGTCGGCGCAGCTCGTTGCTCTCGAACAGGCCCTGCAGGACAAGCCCGATGATCCTCCCCCGACTGGCAGCGCTGCTTGCCGCGTCCTTATCCCTCGCCGCGTGTCGGACCAGCTCGACCGTATCGGTCGCGCCGCCGGCCCCGCGCTTCCCGCAAAGCCTGATGCTGGCGTGCCAGCAGGTCGCTGACGTGCCGGTCCGCGACCTTACCATGCCCGAAGCCGTCCGCCTCTGGGGGCAGGACCGGCAGGCCCTGGGTGAGTGCGGTGCGCGGCATGAAGCGCTGACCAGTGCAGTGCGGGCGGCCGGCGGCTGACCCGTCCGTCCGATGCCCGTCGACCCCAGCCCCAAGAAGAAGGACGGGCAGCATGGAATGGACCCTATGGGTTTGGACAGACGCACGCCTTGCCCTTGCCGGAGCGCTCGGGGGCTGCGTGAGCTGGCTGACGCGCAAGGGCTCCTTCTCGGACGGGGCAGTGCAGATCGTCGTCGGCGCGATCTCGGCCGTCTATCTCTCGCCGATCGCCATTCCCGTTATGGGCTCCGTCTTCGGGAAGATCGTCGCGACGCCCGAAGAACTGTCGCGTCTCTCCGGCTTCGTGATCGGCATCGGTGGCGTGACGGTCTCGGGCTTCATCCTCGACCTCTGGCATCGTCGGCGAGCTGCCCTCGCGCCGCCTGATGGGAGTGACAAATGAGCGATATCCTTCATGCGTTCCGCCGAGTCGTCCTTACCGTCGGCGCGGCATGCCTCCTGCTGAGCGGCTACTTTACCTTCCAGGGTCTACGTCACATGATCGGCGCGCTCGAAGTCGAGCGCTGGCCGGTGCTCGCCGGCGTCCAGGTCTGCGATGGCCGGATCGCGCCGGACACGGGGAAATGCCAGGGCAATGTCCTGGTGTTCGCGGCCTTCGAGCAAACCGGCGCTCGCTGCGAGGGGCGCGACGCGATCGTGACAGGCACCATGAGCAAGGTGCGGACGGACGCGGTCTATGTGGATGGGCGGCAGCAAATCTACTACGGCGATCCCGCCGGACGCTTTCGGCCGACGTTCTTCGAGTTTGAGGACGCGCAGGAGGGGACGCCGACGAACCGCTTGCGTGGCGTCCAAGACTGGGGGCCATGGCGCCTTCTCGGAGGGTGCGTGACGGAATACACGACATGGTTCTCGACCGTCGAGCATAGGCCATGGCATGGATTCTGGAACCTGCCGACGACGATCGGCCCGTTCCCGCTACCCCGTGCCAAGATCGATTAGAGGACGAGGATCATCATGAGCGCGACGGCGGACCATCCGTAAAGGGTCTTCGGCATTTCGCTTCAACTCCTTTCCTGTGCCATCATTGTATACGGCTTCGGCCCCGCCTCGGTTTCACGCCGGGGCGGGGTCCTTTCGCATTTTTAAAGGCGAAAGCGCACGTGGAGGCGGCCTTAACTGTCGCTCGATACGGTTCACCGATGAAAAGTCCGAGCAATGCAATCCGAAAATGGGCAAACTGGCTGCGTCTCGTCGGAAGGAACCGCAGGCGGAACGACCTCGACCGGGCTGGTGACTATGTCGACCGTCTGGAGTCGCGCCTGGTGACCCTGCAGTCCGACCTCGATGCGGATCGGAAGAACTTGGCCGGGCAGGCCTCGCATGCGGCTTGGATGGCAGCGAAGGCCGGGAAAACGCCGGACGAGATCGCGGACGCCGTCCGGCGATCGGTGGTCAGTGATGGATTGCCACCCTTGTCGAATCGCTAAGCCTGTTCTCTATCCGTTCCCATGCCGCGTCGGGACGCCATAGGGATGAAGCTGAGCCAGACCCACGACCTGGGCATGCTGATCCGCGTTCGCTGCAACTACTGCCGGCGGACCCGCCACTACCAACCGCACGACATGATCATGCTCCTGGGTAACGTCGAGGTCGACAGCCTCATGGGCAATCTGCGGTGCGAGGAATGCGGGCTGCGGGATGCGACCGAAGTCGCTGGTGTCCATGTTTCAGCCGGGGAACGGCAGTCGCTGAATGTTAGAACGCTCGTGCGAATCAACGTGATCCGGCGTCCTGTTTGGCGGGAGAATTGACAGGCGAGAGGTGGCGTCCGCAAATCGCCTATTCAGAATGCGCCGGAAACGCTTTTTCAGAATGCCGAACGGGCCACTTGCGCAAAGCCAATCAAACCAGTAGGTAGCCGCTCGTTGGGGCCTCGTGGCGGAGTGGTTACGCAGAGGACTGCAAAGCCTTGCACTCAACAAGTTGACGCTCTCGAACGAAGCCGGTCTCAGCCATGCCGCTGGTCGGGCTTTCTGATTTCAGGGCCCCTTTTCGCCTCGCTGACCGGCTAGCTAACGCAGTGGCGAACAGCCCTAGAAGTCTCTGTTTCAGTTAGATTCCGGCGAGTCCGGCAGAGCTCTAGCCACCAATCACGGGTTAGCTCGCCGGTAGGACAATCTCGAGACATTCTAACCGGCAATCTTTGCAGCCATACACTGCTTGAAAGTACCCGGGACTCGTGTTGAATCAGCTTGCGCACTGCGGACATAGAAACGCGAAACGCCGGCTCTCGCCGGCGCTTCGCTGCAGTAGGGACTGCCTTCGAATGAATCTACATCACCAATCTCCGACCGCGCTTGAGCACGCTAGAGGGATAACGGTGACAGCCTTAGGCCAATCCATGCGCAATTTCAATCCCCCCTATACAAAACTCCAGTTTGACGTCATCTAAACTGGGCTGAAACCCTCACGTTCCGGACAGCCTGATGACGAGAAAAGCCTTCTACGCCTACCCCGGTGGACACCGTGACGTCGAGGACTCGATCGGCGCAGCAGTCAGTCGCGTCACGAATTTTAAGATCAAACCATGGCCGAAGATGGACATTTTCGGCTTCCGCATCGACGAGCTTATCCGTGAAGAGATCGTAGAAGCAGAGATCCTGTTTGCTGATATAACGTACCCAAACTTCAACGTTTATTACGAGATTGGGTACAGTATCGGACGTCTCAAGCCCGTAGTTCCCACAATGAATTACGCTGTGACAACAGCGAATGCAAACGCATCACTCACGGGCATTTTCGACGTCACCGGTCAAATCCGCTACCAGAATGCGCAAGAATTAGAAGAAAAGATCCGCGACACAAACGCAGATGCATGGGCAAACCACTACATAAAAGAAAAAAATCACAACGAACCACTTTTTATTCTTGACACGCTACGCAAGATTGATTTCAGGCAATACATTTTCAACGCGGTTTCCAACTCCGGTGTTGAAAAAAATACCTTCGATCCTGATGAAACTCCTCGCTTATCGCTAAGCACATCTGTGGCAGACATATCCGCTTCAACGGGCGTTATTATTCCGCTTCTCAGTAGCAATATTGAAGACTCGTTTCGACATAACCTCCGAGCGGCCTTTCTTTTGGGGCTTGCGCATGGTTTTGATGTAGAACCCTTGGTTCTGCAATATGAGAACGAGCCTGCTCCTCTGGATTTCCGTGATTTTATCACGACGGTAAGAAGCCGACGAGAGGTAGACCAGAAAGTCGAAGAGTACTGTCAAAAAACGCTCATTAAAAACCAGAAGCGCAGTGTCATTGCGCAGATACCAAATAGGTCTCTCCTCGAAAAAATCGATCTTGGTGCATCTGCCGCTGAGAAAGAGGCGCAGAGGCTTGGATCGTATTTCTTGAGGACCGCGGAGTACTCCCGATCTTTGCGTGCTGACGGTGCGCTTGTAGTTGGCCGGAAGGGGTCTGGAAAATCTGCTATATTCTATAGCGTCATAGATCGGAAGGCAGACGATAAGACGGCGCTGACAGTGGAGTTGAAGCCTGAGTCGCACAGCCTGAGTGAGTTGCGTGAGAAGCTGTTGGAAGTAATGAGCGTAGGTGTTTTTGATCACACCATTGCTGCGTTCTGGCAGTATATCATATACATAGAAATACTTCTGCAACTACGAGATAAAGCTCTACTAAAAGCTAAGTACAACTTCAAAAAACTGAAAGAAATCGAGGAAATCGAGAGTGAGTTTTCTCTCACCGAAGAAATGGTTTCTGGTGATTTCACGGCACGATTAGAGGGCGCTGTTAAGGCAGTCGTGGGTGCTATCGATCCAAAAGATCGCGGTGAGCAAGTTCGCAATAAGCTGACAAACCTGCTGTTCGAGAGACAGATTGGTCAATTGAGAAACGCGGTTGTCAAGCTCGCCGGAGATTTTGAAAGCATAATCGTACTGTTTGATAACATCGATAAGGGGTGGCCAGCGCGACAAGTGGAGGCCCATGATGTGCGTATGGTTCAGCATCTGGCTAATGTACTCACGCAGCTGCAAAGGGATCTTCGCCGACGCGAAATCACCCTGGAGTACCTATTGTTTATACGCAGCGATGTGTATGAGCAGCTTGTCGAGGAGACATCCGATCGTGGGAAATACAACGCGATCCGCGTTGATTGGTCGGATGCTGAGCAGCTGCGTTTTTTGTTAAAGCAACGAGTCGTATCGAATGTTCCAGCAGATCAGGCAAACGCGGCCTGGGTAGCAATTGATCCAATGCTTGATGATGGAACATCTGGCGTTACGGCTATGATCCAAGCATCGTTGATGCGACCTAGGTTCCTCATTGATCTTGCCGAGCGTGCGGTATCGTTTGCGATCAATCGTGGACATGAGTTCGTTAGCTCGAAGGACGTTACGGACGCACTCGCAAGCCACTCATTGTACCTCGTAACCGATTTTGGTTACGAGCTTCGCGATGTATCAGGCATAAGTGAGAAAATATTTTATGCGTTCCTTGGGTATGGGGACGTTGTTGACGAGAATCAAGCCATAGAGATCATCGATAAGCAGAATATCGGTATCGATACGGGGAGAGTTATCAATCTTCTACTTTGGTACGGATTTTTTGGGATCATAGATAGGCGTGGTAAGAAAGCGTTTATCTATGATCGTGAGTACGACATTTCACGGCTTGAGGCGGAGCGAGATCAACAGGCTCCGAAAATTGAGTATGTGATCAATCCAGCTTTCCTTAGGGGGTTGTGAGCGCGTGGGCTGAAGAATGGCTGATCATTGGATTCGGGTACTTGTCATCGACGAAACGACCCCCAGTCGGAACAATACCTTGGCTAAGATTCCTAATCTGGGGGTCATAGGTTCGAATCCTATTGGGATCACCATCCTCCCTAAATCCGTATGTTCATAAGGCATTGCTTGGCGTCCGGCGGCGGCCCGCTTTGCGCTGCCCTTAAGGAGCCGGCGCGATCTCGATGGGGAGGATGGGGGCGAGGGGGCGGGGGCGGAGCTTGGTGCGGATGAGGCGGGT